TTATTATGTTTATCAGATAACTCCGTATATTCTTGATTAAAACCATGATAAATGCGGCGTTTAGTGCGGTTTTCTAAATCGCAAAAGTAAAACACTTACACCACAAAAATCCACGTATTTCTATGTATTTCAATGGCAAAATGGTGTAAAAATGGTGTACGGATAAAGTTAATGGTGTACGGATAAAACAATTGAATAAAAGAGTTATTGCGTGATGTAAATATGAGAAGAACTTGAGAATGTTCTTCTCTTTTTTTATGCCAAAATATAGTCAGAAAGAGAGGTAATGCAAATGTTTTCTGATGAAGTAAGAGAAAAAATCTTGAGCAAAGAAGAATTACAGAAACTTGACTTAGTGACATTATCTCTTGTTATCCACGCAATCGAGGAAGTTTTAGAGGAGGCAGACAATGAACAATCCTTATCAGACACCTATAATGAATAATTATTTACCACAATACGGAGCATATCAATACAACCCTATGGCAAATATACAGAGATTTCAGCCACAGGAACAGATACAACCACAAGTCCAACAGCCTATGCCACAGCAGATAGCAGGCATTAATGGACGAATTGTGCAGACAGTTGAAAATATTAATGCAAATGAAGTGCCTATGGATGGCAGTATGGCTTTTTTCCCTAAGCAGGATATGTCGGAGATTTATGTTAAGGGCTGGAATGCTGACGGAACAATTAATACGATTGTGTATAAGCCTTATACAGCCCCTAAAGACAATCAGACAGTAAATTCTATGGCTAATGCAGAAAACGCTAAATTTACCCTATCAGACGAAAGCACGCAGCTGTTTCTGAATAAGTTCGAAGAATTATCAGAGAAGATAGGACAGTTGGAAGATAGATTTGATAAATCTTTAGGAACGCAGAGAAAAACTTCAAGAACTCAAAGCAAAGGCGGTGATGAAGAATGAACCCAATTAGCATTTTTCAGATGATGAAAGCTGGTCCGCAACAGTTCATACAGCAGATGATGGGAAATAATCAGATTATGAGCAATCCTATGATGAAAAACACTATGCAGATGGCACAGCAGGGCAATATGCAAGGCATAGAGCAGATGGCTAGAAATTTATGCAAGGAAAAGGGATTAAATGCAGATGATGTATTTAATCAGATAAAAAGTAGATTTGGCAATTAGTAGCATATTAGATGTCTTTGCAAACTACCTAGGTGACATCTTTATGAATATATTTTTAGGAGGTAACAATATGTTTTCAAACTCAAATTGTGCCAGCGTGCCATTAGTCGCGAACATTGATGGCAACGGCAATAACGGCGGATGGGCTGACGGCGGATGGCTTTGGATAATCGTTGTATTCGCATTACTCTTTGGATGGGGCAATGGTGGATTTGGCGGTTTTGGTGGTAACAATGGCGGTGGCTATGTTGCGACAGCGGCTACACAGGCTGATATTCAGAGAGGATTTGATAATTCAGCAGTTATCAGCAAGTTAGACGGCATTTCCAATGGACTTTGTGATGGCTTCTACGCTATGAACAATAGTATGCTCACAGGTTTCAATGGTATTAACACAAATATCATGCAGACCGGCTATGGCATACAGCAGGCTATTAACGCTGATACAGTCGCTAATATGCAGAATACCAATGCTCTACAGGCACAGCTTGCTAACTGTTGCTGTGAGACAAGAGAAGCCATCCAAGGCATAAACTACAACATGGCAACTAATACTTGTGCTTTACAAAACACCATGAATAGCAACACAAGAGACATCATTGACAGCCAGCAGGCAGGAACGAGGGCTATTCTTGATTACTTATGTACAAAGGAAAATGCAGATTTGAGAGATAAGGTGCAGAGACTTGAACTTTCTGCTTCACAGGATAGACAGAATGCACTTCTTACTACTGCAATGACAGCGCAGACACAGCAGATTGTCAACTCTGTAAATCCTACGGCTATTCCGGCCTATGTTGTGCCTAATCCTAATGCTTATGCTTATGGTTGCGGTTGCAATACCGGATGTGGTTGCTAATGAAAGAAGAATATGAAAATTTTGATTTTTTGATAGTAATTCTTTTATATATGGCATTGGTGGAAAAAACTTAACTAAAAAAATAAAAGCTTTCAAAAAGGCTTAAAACAATAAAGTATCTTAATTAAGTTTAACTTGTTTTTAATTTGGCATTAACGAATTAAAACAAGATTTAAACGAGATTATGTCTGCTAAGCAGTATTACTTGATGTTACCGACACAAATGTCGGGAAGATAAAGGGCAGGCTATAATGTTTGCCCTTATTTTTATGAAAGAGAGGTAAAAATAATGGAAATAACAGGAATTGCGTTACAAACAGTCGCCGCCGGAGAAGATGTTGCATTTACAGAAACACCGGTATGCGGTAGCAAATGTATAGTCCACAGACAGGGAAGTGGAATTATCAAGTTAAGAGGTATTACAAATCAGTGCAAGGCTAGATTTTTAGTATCTTATAGTGGAAACATTCAGATACCTACAGGCGGTACAGTTGAAGAGATTTCGCTTGCCATTGCAGTAGACGGAGAGCCTTTACAGTCTACAAGAATGGTCGTTACACCAGCCGCAGTTGAGAATTTATTTAATGTATCAGCACAGGCATACGTTGATGTGCCTTGTGGTTGTTGCAGTACAGTAGCGGTGCAAAATACATCTACACAGGCTATTGAAGTACAGAATAGTAACTTAATCGCAGTAAGGGAGGCTTGATAATATGCACAAATGGGCTAAACAGATTATGGAATGTGTCAAGACAAAAGTTGAAGCAATCGGATTAGATAGCTTTGAGGGGCAGAACCTTGACGATTTAAAGGATTTTACAGAAATAGCGAAGAACATAGCTTGCTTTGACAAGGATTACAGAATCGTTGAAGCAATGGAAAAGTCAGAAGATAATGAGGATATTATGCGTATGATTGAACAGTACGAAGATTATCCGGACAGAAGATATTACGACCACTACCGCTATGCAAATGGCAGATTCGCCCCTAAAGGCAAGGGAACATACCGCAGAGGATATGAAGAGCCACCTTATATGCACATGTACCCAGAAGCAGAGCATATGAGAGATATGGATAGAGATTATGGCAAGATGTACTATACAGAACCAATGTCTGAAAGTAATTATGACAGAGCAAAGAGAAACTACACAGAAACTAAGGAAATGCACAAGAATAACACGCCAGAAGATAAGGAACACAAGATGAAGTCACTTGACAGCTATACTAAGGAACTTGCAAGCGATATTACAGGTATGGTGGCTGATATGTCGGCAGAAGAGAAGAACTTGCTTAGAACAAAGTTAAGTACTCTTGTATCTAAGATATGATTTTAATGGCTATGAGTAGCAATATTCATAGCCTGTTTTATTCAGAAAGGAGCATACAGATGGTTTTTAGTATTAATGGCACAATGTGGCAAGTACAATATAAAAATTCAAATTCGGGCGAATTAAAGCGGTCAGACAATGTTTCTGTGCTAGGTGTAACTGATAGAAATACACATACAATTTATCTGTCAAATGCCTTGCATGGATTTATGAAACGTAAAGTGCTGATACATGAAGTATGTCACGCAATCTGTATGTCCTATGATGTGTATTTGCCTATCGAACAGGAAGAGATATTGTGTGATTTTGTAGCAACATACGGAGATGAAGTGTTTGACATTGTTGATATGGTTTTAGGAGCAGTTAGGAGAGTGGGATGATGAGTATTGATGAGCTGTTAAAGACAATTCAAAAGACTAATCCGACTATGACTAAGGAAATATTGATATATGAGCTTAGCCAATGCCGGTATGCAAGTAAGGCATTGATTTATACAGAAAAATGTTGCCAAAAAATTTCGGGGTAATGCATTCGATACGCCCCTAGGTATGGCATTTTGTATTCGCAATTTCGATTTTGACAATTCCCCAAATTTGGTTCAGATTTCGTTCAAATCCTACTTAAAAAATTGAAAAAATTTTCCCACAAAATATAATGCAAAAATTTTGATACCCCCGTCATATGCAATTTTGAAATTTAAAAATCGGTTAAAAACTTTTATCAGATTTTGACCTCGATTTCATTTAGATTTACCTTGAAAAACAGTTCTGTAATTTTCACAGTTTAAAGTGCTAAAGTCCAATACCTAAGCCGTACATTTTACAGGGTGTATTGCTTTTTGATTCGCTTAGCCCTGTTTTCACCTTTTTCATAAGGTTTAATATAAACGACCTTGCCGCTTTGATAATGCCGGAAATGTCCGCGGACTTCCCAACAGCCGGCAAGTCGTCGCGGTTTTTTGCTTTTTATTGCGTTAGCCGTCTTATTATTCGACACTTTAAATTTTATATTATTAATTTTAATTTCTTTTACGACATTATCAACATTTTTAATATTTTCATCTTGCGAACTTTTAGCCTTTCTTGACTTTCTTCCTTTTCTTTCAACTTCCTTAATTTCCGGGTGTTCCAAAAGCCAATTAATCCAAGTCGTAGCACGAAAAAAGAAATTTAAACATTGTCCTGCTTGCGGAACAACATTGTCTTTATAAGCTGTAAGCTCTTCAAGCTTACGCTTTTGGCGATTAAAAATCACTAATGTTGCATCGCTGTAATCTGTTATAACCAGCTTTAAATTCCGGTTGCAAGTAACCGGAATTTCGCAAGCAATTGAACATTTCCATAGCCATTTTTTATAAAAGTTGTCGAAAATTTCAGCTTTTAAAATCAGCATATTTTCACTCACTTCGACATCAAAAATAAAACGCTCCTGAAAGTCGTTGTAATCGGCGATAAACACGCCATTTTTTAGAATTGGGATGTATGTTAATACATCAGAATCTTTTATATTAGGAAACCAATTGGCGGAATCTTCAAATTTAGCGGTGATACTATCAAGATTTTCGCTCTTAGCGGCTAATTCACCGCCTTTTTGCTCTCGCAATAATTGTATTTGCTTTTCTGTTCGCATTTAAAAGACCTCGTTCTCTTTTTCGTACAATTTGAGAAGCTCGATAGCCGGCATCTTTACAAGTTGCTCGCCCGGTTCCAATTCAAATTCAGTATCTTTATCATCCATAATAAAATTATAGTCCGTGTAAATTGTAACTCCATAACTTTTTTTAGTAATGACTTCAACTATTAAGTTGTTGCCAAATTCCGCAATATCCTGCTTTAATTCTTTTATTAAATCTGTGCACTCAAACGACACAGACAAACCCTCGCTATTTACAAACGCCATGTTTTTTCTCCTTTTCAACGTTTTTTGATTTTATTATACAACAAAAAAGGCTACATTTGTAGCCTTTTTATATTTATTTTTCCGCAAGCTGGGTTCTTTGCTTACTTAAATATTTATCTATTGCGTCACTCGCAAAGTCTTGCAAATCACACACTTCCATGTTGCCAGCATGGTCGAGCTTGACAAAATCCGCATATTGTGGATAGCCTGTCTTGAATTTATTCAAGGCGTTTTCATCCTCGCCGAATTCTCTTACAAAGCCAGCGAATTCGTAGCAGAAATCTGAATACTCTTCATATATCTGCTCACATTCCTCAATACCAAGGAATGTTCCATCGTCATAGTCAATGACATCATAGTCAATATAATTTGACACGTTGCAATTAAAACCCATGTCAAATATTTTTTTAATGTTTTCATTCATTGATTTAACCTCCATATATTTTAATTTTATCCCTTAAAAGGAAAAACCGCCGCAGGGCGTTGAACCTTGCCGACCGCCTGAACGGATGACGAAAAATTAAAATCCCATTTTTTCAATAAAATATCTATCTTTATCGTTCTGATTATTGATATAATTCTTCAATGGTTCTATTTCTTCACAAATTGCGAGTTGTTTAGCTCTCCAGCTCTGACAAGTACAGTTTTTTGTTAATGGTTCTTTCACTATATATAATTCTTTGTAGTATAGTGCAAATATAAAAATACCACCTTTCATTTTTTATTGTCCTCTTATGAGGTAAAGCAAGCCGGGGAATCGAACCCCGGAAGCGCCAACCTTGCTATTATATTGCTTCTTTTTCTTTGCTAATTTCTGCCGCAATTATTCCCTGCTCAATAAAATATCGTAATGCACTATCGCCGAAGCGTTGTATATAATATTCTGCAAGCTCCGAAGTGCTGAAAGCTTCTAAGGCTGTGCCAACATCGCTATAAATTCCGCTGCATGTTTTAGTCCTATTTGCTAGTGCTTTATCAATAGGGCTTTTCGGCTCTTCCTCTTTAACTCCTACAAGCCTATCAGCTCGCATTGTTCTAGTGTGTTCGTTTCCGCTTTCGTCGGAAATAATAACGCATTTAACGCTTTTTCCGCTCTTGGTAGGCTCTACGCTTTTGACTGTGGAAGTGTAACCAAAATTCCAAACTGTAACCATTCCCGGCTTTAATTCTGCCGCCGGGATTGCTTTTTGTGGTGTGTGTATTCCTTGTAGTTTAATTGTTTTCATAATATCAACCATCCTTTCATTGTGTGCCCTGTCTCATCGGTGCAGGTGGGGCAGTTCCTACAGACCGCCAGAAGTGGCGGTTTCGACTATTTCACTTGTTCTAAAATCTGTATATATATAGACGGTTTCGATTCGTCAACCTCTTTATAGACGCATCCGTTATATACTTTATTTGTTGACCCTTTGCAGGACTTGCCAAAACTCTTGCAGTTGTAGCACATTGGGTTATACTCCAATGCTTCAATGGCTTTTTTGCGTGCCTTGCTTCTTTCTATCTGTTCATTTGTTACAACCATTATATATTTTTCCATGTTCAAAACCTCGCTTTCGTTTTATGGTCTGCCATCATCAGAGCCGGGAGACCATCCCACGGCTGACGCTCCAGGCGGAGCGTTTCGGCTATGCTATTCTAACAACTGCATTTTTGATATTTGAGAAGTGAAAAAATTCCTTAGTCTCAATATTTTCAAATATTGCAGATTGTGCAAAGGTTTCGAGTGGCGTAAACGCATCACCCTTGCATGTGTACGGGCTTTTTTCTGTATTCCAGTCAATTCCAAGTTTTCCGTTTTTCTCGTACACGCAAAAAGTCTTGTCATAGTTTCTAGTTCGTATCTCCCTATTGCTTGAATCGTATAAATGTACTTTGATTGTATCGTTTGCTTTCATATTTAAGCCCTCTCTTTCTTATCTGTTTACTATTTCGTAAATCTGTGCTAATTTGCAATATTCTTCGCATTCTGCTTGCTTCGGGCACTTGGAGCAATCATTTTCGTAAGTGCCGCAAACCTTTTCGAGTTCCTTTTCTAATTCTTTAATTCTTTCCATATTCTTGTACCATTTCGCCGACTGTGTTATAATCGGCTTACCTTTCTTTTTTTGATTGGTGGCGGTTCGTTCTTGGTAGGAGTGACCGCCTTTTTGTATGTCCTCCTGACAGTTATTATAATAAACTAAAAACAGTTTAAAGTCAATAGATAAAATAAACTTTTTTAAGATTATTTTTTGTTGACAAAACGAGTAAAAAAAGCTACTATATATTGTATAAAACAATGAGGAGGTAACAAAATGCTTGTATATAAAATTAACGTGCTGGAATCTTTAAAAGAGAGTGGATACAACAGCACAAGGATATTAAAAGAGGGGCTAATAAGTCAATCAGCAATGCAGAGGTTGCGAAAAAATGAAATGATTGGCATTAAAACTTTGGAAAAGCTGTGCGAACTTTTAGATATGCAGCCGGGAAATATCATTAAATATGTAGAAAAAGATTGAACCAAAAAAGATTTAAAAAAGTATTGACAATAAACGATAAATGGTTTATTATAATGGTAGAAACAAAGAAAGGGCAGCCGCAAAGGCTGGATGGTTGAAAGGATGAAAACAGCAGAGTTATTAAACAAGGTTGTTAAACTTGGATTTAGCAGAGAAAAGGCGCTTGCAGGCATAGACGCAAGTCTTGATGAAGCGATTGGAATAGAAAACAGAAAACCAATTGCTGATGAAGAAATAAGCGAAGAGCTGGCAAGTGATATTTTATTAGGTTTTGAATGTGAAAAAGAAAATTAATCAAGAAAGGTTAAAGGTGTGAATATTATGGCAGTGGCAAAAACATGGAAAGTCTACGGAGTAGATGGACACAGGCAAAGAGAGAGCTTCGGAAAGTCTTATAAATACGATTTTTCAGAAGGTACAGACGTCAGAATTATTGAAGTTGACAACTTCGACAAAACAGGCACAAATGAATACTCAATTATTCGCATTACTAGAAACAGCTCTGAAGAATGTGAAGAGGAATTACGCGGACAGCTTTCGGATGGAATTTTTGAAAATTCCAGAGTTGGGAAAGTTGTGGAAATTTAAAATATATATTTTAAGTGGTGTATAACAGATATACACCGCTTTTTTAATGCCTATTGATTAATTATATTTATTGTGTTATTATATTGCCAATAATTAAATATATAAGATTTACACCCGATAATATTAATATTGTTATCGGGTTATTTTTATGTTATTAGTATATATTATAATAAGCTGGATAAGCTCCAGCAGAAAGGGGAACACATGGAGAAAGTGCAAGAAACACCAGAAAGTCAAGAAATTTTTGAAAATGAAATTGATATGTATTTCAAACAATTTTGCACAGATGAAAACATTGAAGATATGGCAGCGGCTCCGCAATCCCTTTTTTACGCCGCTTTAATTTATGTATATAATAATACTTTTAAAGGCACTAATAGATTAAAGCTAAAAGGTAAATTACAGGGATATAATAATAATAATTATAATAATCAATATAGTAATATAAATAATAGTAATTGTAATAGTTATAATTATGAGTACTTAAATTATATAGCAGATTATTATATATATATGTGTTATAAGTATAATAAAATATGTACTATATCAGGATATTGTAAATTAACCGGTATAAATGAAGTGGTTATATATAATTGGGCTAATGAACGAACAAAAACGGATAGACTAAGTACATCGGCTTATGATTTGTGGGAAAAATTATCAAAAGATTACGAATCCAGCGGAGAGGCTCGGCTCTGGTCCGGTAAGAACCCAGTCGGGCAACTTGCGGTTATGAATCGCCGCTTTGGTTGGAATCTTCCCGGTGTCAGCAGGGAAAGCACCTCAAAGTATGTTAAAACAGCCGCAGACCTTCCGCGGCTCGGACCATCTGGAAATGCTCAAGGCTCTGATGTTCGTCAAATTGCACAACAAGAAATCATTGTGCAAGATGTACAAGAAATCCCACAAAGTCAGTAAACAAGCGGATTGTAGCGTTTTTGATATGCAATAACATCACTTCGCGAAAGTCGGGTTTGACGAAGTGATTAAAACGAACATACGAACGCCAAACAGCTTTAAGCCTAGCAAACAAGCGGATTGTAGCGAATCCATTAAATTTACGCATAAAAGTAATATTGGCAATTGCACAGTTCTTATTGCACGCCGCAAATGGCTTTGGGGGTGGGGGTTAGAACATATGTTCGATTTTGCCTTACTAAGTCCCTCAAATTACGGCAAAAACAAAAAGCCCCTTGCATATGTTTTAAATATAATATATATAATTTTATCAACAACCCATATATTATATATAATTATTGATTACAGGTCTATATAAATTAATTAATAAACCCACTATACAAATCTGATAAATAGGTGTATAATAGACACATCTTAATTAATCACAAGATATTCAATGAATACACACATCAAAACGGCTAATTCAGCCGAGTAAATTCCAAAAAATTTCAAAAAAATAAAAAAGAGTTAGGAGTTATAAATGCAGGGCAATGAATACCAAAAATTGGCTATGCGTACTAACGATAAAATGGCTCATCATAGATTAAGTACCGAATTAACCGGTAAACTTCCGCTTAGCCCTCTAACGGAAAACAATGCTAAGTGTAGCAACATAAATGACATAGCAAGACTTCTTAATGGCGTCTTAGGTTTAACTGGTGAAGCTGGCGAAGTATCAAACCTTGTTAAAAAGGGCATATTTCACGAAAAGGGAATAGACCTAGAACACCTCAAGAAAGAGTGTGGCGATGTAATGTGGTACGTTGCTATGATTTGCGAAGCTTGCGGATTCAACCTTGATGATGTAATGCAGACAAACATAGATAAGCTTATAGCACGTTATCCGGATGGCTTTGATTCTTACAGAGCTAATCACAGACAGGCAGGTGATGTTTAATGGGAAATGCTGAAAATAACGGATTTTGCGTTGATTGCACAAACAAATCATTACTATTTAGCACGGAGCCATGTAAGAGTTGCGTTAATAATGGTGGCGAGGAAGATAATTTTACTCCACTTAAAGATGTTGCTCCTAGTGTCAATGAAAAGCCGGTAAATGACAATGTTAATCATCCGAGCCATTATGCAACAGGTAAATATGAGTGTATAGATGTTATGCTTGAGATATTCAGTGTTGAAGCTGTTAAAACATTCTGTTTACTCAATGCCTTTAAGTATAACTACCGAAGCGGCAGAAAAAATGGCTTAGAGGACATTCAAAAAGCTAAGTGGTACATTGACAAGTACATAGAATTATCAAAATAATATTTAATGCCGTGTCTGACCAATGCGTATAAATGGCTACAAAGAATAGTACACTGCGGCAGTGATGAATATATGTCAGAGAATAAATCACAATTTTGCCCTTTCGCCAAGCGGTAAGGCACAGGAGTTTGATTCCTGTATGCGTTGGTTCGAGTCCAACAAGGGCAGTTCAGCTTACTTTTTATTGACAGTCTATCTTTGCAACCAAGATGGACCTCCTTTCAATATTTACCTCTTTGGATTTGTTCAGTTAAGGGTAGTGCAAGACTATCCGAGAGGTTTCACCTCGCACAGAGGTGTGAAATTCAACTTATCAAGGATTTTTCTTAATGCCCCCGACTATTTATTACAAAATTCTTGGTAGCCGTTACAGGCGGCATATGCCGTGTGTCCGGTTGGTCGAGGAAGCAGTCTTGAAAACTGTCTGGGCGTAAAAGCCTCCGGGGTTCGATTCCCTGACACGGCGTTCTCACATGTAAACTGAAAAGAGAAACAAGTTGCTGGTTATCTGTATTTCTCTAAAACCACCTACATGTGAGTTGGTGTGTATGCAAGTGGGTAAGCAACGTGTAGCTGGTAACAAACATATATTTAAAAATGTTTGAGCCGTGCTTATGGGTTTAATTCTCAAAAACGTAAGGACGTATGTCTTATGTGCGGTTCGATTCCGCACCACATCAATTACAACAAACTAGGTTAGCTACCGAAAAGCACTTCCGCTGTGCCTGTTTGTTGTTTTTATCAATTAAGCGGAGTATGTATCACAGGCATACATAAATAATATCAAGCGGAGGTATTCAATTATGGCAACAATTAGAGTGCATAAAACAAAAAATTACACAGTTATGAGTAATACTCATTTAAGAGATAAGAATTTAAGTCTGAAAGCAAAAGGACTATTGTCTGTAATGCTTTCATTGCCCGATAATTGGGATTATTCAATAGCTGGGTTAGTTGCAATAAGTAAAGAGAATGAAACAGCTGTTAAATCGGCTTTAAATGAGTTAAGGGATAATAATTATGTTGTGGTTACTAAGGAAAACCCGACAAAAAGCAATGGTGGAAGAATAAAGTACACCTACGAGGTTTACGAAGAACCATATAAACAGAAAATAGAAAAACAAGATACAGAAAATCTAGGGGTTGAATGTCAACAGGTAGAAAACCACGGACAATTAAATACTAATGAATTAAGTACTGATGAATTAAATATTAATAAACAAAATACTGAAAGATCAATTACTAATAAGGACTATACATCAATTAACATTGATGGAGAGGTACATACATCGTTTTCAGAGAAACCGACGGCAAGAGCTGTCACAAGAGATGAAATGTTGCTTAAAGAAAAAGATATGGTTGATAGGTTCAATAACATCTGTGACAATGACATAGATAATTCAGCTATATGTGATTGCGTTAAGGATGGATTTAAGATGTATATGCAGTTATATGAAATCTATTTCCATAAAGTACACCCAATACTTACAGATAAGACATTAAAGAATGTATGTTTTGTACTATCAACTATCACAGATACAGAACACGGACATTTCGACGCTGACGCTATATACGAAACAGACGATAAGGGCATTACAGTTTTACAGAGAATGATTAACGACCATTTCATCAGAGAACATAGAGAAAGCACCAACTACTCAATAACACATTTTGCCAATGCTGAATATCTTAGCAAGCTGGCAAATGGATTTATAGAGATGTAAAGGAACAATGTTTATGAAATTAATATTAGGCATAGCGTTACTGATATGGGTTTATTACAACATCAAATACATTGAAAGAGAAGATATATCCATTGCAACAGCTGTTAAAGAAGGAATGTTAATAATAATATATTTACTGACAGGTATATTGGCAATTATGATACAGAAAATGATGTAAAACAGACAAGGAGTGATTATTATGGCTATGGGCGTACATCCACTAAACAAAGACAAATTCTATGAAGCAATGAACCTTTATATATCGGGGCAGGCTTCACAGGTAAAGGCAGCAAAAGTAGCAGGTTGCAGCGTGCCGACATTTAAGAAATACGTTAACAAGATATATGGCGGAGAGGAATTACCAGATAATTTATGGGGGAAGAAGTGATATGTGTGAATTTTGCAAAAACATAGGAATAGGCATACCAAAATGGGACTTCTGCAATGAAAAATCTCCGAATTATTCTGGGATTGCTATTGAGATACGCAACATTACTAATAACCCAAGCTTAGTATTTACAAATTCTGCTGATGAATACGGAGCAGGAGCATTAAGTATAAATTATTGCCCTATCTGCGGTAGAAAGTTGGTGTAAGCATGAAACATAGCAAAGAATGGCGCACTTGTGACAGGTGCGGAAAAGAAATAATGCCTAAGAGTTGGAAAGAAGTTAGATTTAAGCAAGTTGGATGTTGCGGAGATATAGTTCCCACTTTTGAAGATAATGATATGTGTCTTGAAATCAAGAATGTTCGCAGATATGAATTTTTAGAAAGAACATATGACTTATGCCCTAAGTGCAGGAAAGATTTTGAGAGGTTTATGAGAAATGAGTGATATATATGCAATACCGGTATATAAATATAAAAACAACAAACTCTGTTCGGCGTTTGAAGAAGCCAAGGAAAATGAAGAGTTTGTAAGCCTTGCGGATTTCAATGCAACAGAGAAGAGATTGAGGAAACGGATAATAGAATTATCGGCAAAGATGGAGGCCTGTGAGGAATGAACAACATTGATAATCCTTTATCAGAGTATCAACCGCCATCTAAAGAAGCATTGAGAAATTTTGGCATAGATATTTCAAGAGAAGCGGTAGAAAAATATGCTTTGGAAAAGTTTGGCAGACTGCCACAAAGCCACATTGAAATGACTTCTGCTAGGGATTCTAAAATAGTTGGATAAACAAGGAGATTTATGAGGAATGAAACTGACAGTCGGAAATAGCGTATATGAAATGAAGGCAGAACAATTAAAAGCTGTTTTACATGTTGCGAGTAAACAGGTTCCGTTTGGAATTTATGCAATCAGCAAAAAAGGCATAGCTATTCTTTTGAAGGAGACATATTCCACCAATGAGGAGCTGAAAAAGGCTGTTTCTGATTATGCGATGAAAGGATTTAAGGTTTATTATAATGAGCATGGCAGAAGTAATTAAATCAATAGAGCGTGAAGCACTTAGAGAAGCACAATCGCGCGAAATAGGCGGTAGAAATGGCGAGCCTATAGATTGTTCCACTTTAGAGGATGAACCTGTTATCGTGGCAGATAACGAGGCAGACAGGCAAAAATTTTATGAATGTTTTTATAAGCAAGAGCCTATTGAACCGAATAATAAAAAATGCAATCTGACTTTTTGCCAATACAACACAGACAAAGAATGCACCAATGACGAGGAAAGAAAAGAATGTGTCGAAGCTTCAAGAAAGGTGTTGTACATAGATGAAGAAAGCAAGAAGTAAAATAATCATTAAAACAAGAGCTAGCGGTTACACAAAGATTTATGCCAATGGGAAATGGCAGAAGAAAGTACGCGTAATTGATTATCATGCAGAATGCAGTAACAAAGATGGTATAAATGTTACTTGCGAATTTGATAAATTGAAAACTGATAAAAACGGTTCGGTTATTTACGACCCGGAAAAAGAAGAAATTGCAAAAGAACACATAGTTGCAAGGATTTAAGGAGCAAAGTTATGAAAATATCAGAGATGAATAACTGCATTGAGAAAATGCGGGAGTGCTACAAGTTTGATGATGATAAAACGGAAATACGGATTGGGGATATGATGAGTGGAAGTAACAGATATGTAACTGTCTGTGCAAGGGACGAAAACGGAACACAGATTGAAATGACAAGGCGTGCGGATGAATTAGAACAATAATTGCTGATTATCGGCGGAAAGGAAACCAAATGGACAAAATGAAATTCGGAATGAAAATTGCCTATCAAGGAGTAAAAGAAGAAATGGAAACAATAGTTGCAGAACTTGCAAGAAAAGAAATTGAAAAGCCAAAAGGCTTTAGTGTATTGGAGCAGTTTATAAAAGACAGACTTTCAGAATGCGAATAAAAACAATTACCGACTATGGACTAATTGTAGTTGCTGACCTTAGAAAGATAAAGGTTGATAAAACATAGAAAAGGAGACGGAGAACATGAAGAAGCTATTTGTAAGTGTGCCAATGAAAGGCAGAACAGAGGAAGAAATCAAAGCAAGTATTCAGAAAATGAAAAAGATTGCTGAGATATACGAGGGTGAGGAACTAGAACTTATCGACAGCTACATTGAGGATAATCCACCTAAAGACAGCAAAGAAGCCGTATGGTATTTAGGCGAGAGCCTTAAGAAGTTGGCACAGGCTGATGTATTTATCGGAATCGATGAAGCATATGATTGGAATGGCTGTTATATTGAAAGAGATACAGCACAAAGATATGGCATTAAAACATACATGGCTTCGGCAAGATATGTAATTGACGATTATAGTGCACTTGTGCAGAAATTATATCCGGTTGTCCATGACGTACTACTCTAACAAAATTTTACCGGCTAACAAATAGAGTTAGTCGCTACCCTAAAACAGTTATAGGCAGAGGTCTATAAGCACCTTTGCTTTTTAAAAGTGGAGGTGCTTTTCTTATGGCTAGTCAGAGCCTTATTTCCACAGTTAATGGATATGAAAATTACATAGAGAAAAATGGAATAGATGAACAGGTAATTAATGCCTATGTAGACGCTTGCAGCGTAGCCATAAACGGCGAGAAAGATGTTGGGTATGGATTACAACTTACAGAAAAGGCAAAAGAGCTTATAGAGCGTTTCTGTAAGGACAAGACAGGCGGAACGATATGGGATTTAGAGAAGTATGCGTTTGCAAATAAAACGGAATATGAGCTGATTAATTGGTTTTACGATATTTTACTGATTGAAGCTCAACACAAAGTTGTTGATAGCGGATTTAGATATCTTGAAAAGAAAAGAGAGCCTAAAGAACGATTTTATATGCCACGTCGCAAACAATTCTTAAAAATGGGATTAATAGAAGCCTTACAGGGCATGATTGATGATAAATACGATATATTGTGCGTGTCATTAATACCTGGAGCGGGAAAGACAACCATCGAAAAGATGTTTAACGCTTTAGTAGCTGGTTGGTTTCCTAATGATTTTTGCCTTTTTTACTCCCATTCTGGCGACATTACACGAATGTATTATGATGGTGTATACGATATTGTTACAAATGCTGATGAATATGCATGGAACGAAATCTTTCCTAGCCTTACAGTTACAAGCACTAATGCAAAGTTAGAGCAGTTCAATATCGGCAAATATAAGCCATTTCCAAGCGTACAATGTACATCTGTAGGAAGTAAGAATGCCGGTAAAGTTCGTGCAAGTAAGTTTTTACTTGTGGATGATATGATAGGTGGTATTGAAGAAGCACTTAATCCTATGGTACTTGATAAGCTGTGGGATAAATATGCAGTAGATGCCAGACAAAGAAAAATCCAAGATACAGACGGACATAACTGCAAAGAGATACATATTGCTACACGTTGGAGCGTACATGATGTTATCGGAAGAATACAGAATATGTACGCAGGAAACAAAAGAGTTAAGACTATTGCCGTACCAGATGTAGACCCAGTAACAGGCGAGAGTAATTTTGATTATGAGTATAGCGGATTTACGAAAGAGTTTTTTGCTGACCAACAATTACTCATGGACGAAATATCTTATAGATGTTTGTATAAACAAGAGCCTATCGAACGTGAGGGGTTATTATTCCCAGATGATAAAATCCGCAGATACCTTAATCTGCCACACGGAGAACCAGAAATTATCACAGCTCAATGTGATACAAAAGGTAAAGGTACGGATTATTTTGTACTACCGGTATTGCAAAAATATGGAGAAGATTATTACTGCATTGATTGCGTATGCGATAACACGGCAGATTATGAAGAACAATATAGAAATGCTGCAGGTGTGCTTGTAAATAATAAAGTGCAAGAGTGTGAGTTTGAGCGTAACGCCGGCGGCGACAGAGTGGCTATGGAAGTTAATAAGCGAGTTGAGAGTGTAGGTTGGATATGTAACATTACTGATACACCAACTGAAACAAATAAGGAAGCAAGGATATTCCAATGTTCCAACTGGATATTACAACATATTATTTTCAAAGACTCATCGCTCTACAAACCTAATGAGCCATACGGAGTAATGATGTCGCTATTAAAGCAGTATTCAGTATCGGGTAAAAAACAATTAGATGATGTTCCAGATGTTTTCTCAAACTTTGCACTAAGAATGACACAAGGTAATAGAACAGCTAAAGTTGAAGCTGCTATAAATCCATTTAGGAGGTATTAATTCACTATGACAACTAAGGATTATCTGAATCAGATAAGCAGGCTTAACAGAATGATAAATAATAAGCTGACAGAAATAACACAGCTCAGAGAACTTTCTCGCAGCATATCGGCTATTGGAAACGAAGAAAAGGTAATATCGTCATCTGACCCAGATAAAATAGGCACTACATACGCCAAGATTGATGAAATGGAACGTAATCTTGATAAGATGATAGATGAATATATTGAAAAGAAAAACTTGATTATAGGGCAAATAGACAGCATAGAGAATGAAGATTACTATAATATTCTGTTTTCAAGATATATCGAAAAGAAAACTTTTGAAGTTATTGCTACAGAAATGAAATATTCATGGAGACAAATCATCAGACTTCACGGAAAGGCTCTTAAAGCATTTGAAGAAAAATATGGTAACACATATTTAAAGATGTCATAGAATGTCATATTACACCAATGATATACTGTATCTGTAAGAAATTACAGAGCTGTTTTTCATAAATAAAATATTCCTTATCGAGAGGCACCGTTGCTTAATTGTGACGGTGCTTTTTGTTATGCAACGAGGTAAAAATATGAATTTTTATATGAATAAAGATAAATCAATCATGTGTCCGAACTGCCGTAAGTTCTTAACTAAGGCAGACAGCAAAGACCCAAGAACACATAAACTGGCTTGTAGGCACTGTCACAAGTGGATTTGGTATGTGCCTAACGATGATGATAATTTTCAAATTAAGGAAATGCCGGACAGCAGAAGTTCAAGCGGTATGACATTTTATTAGGAGCAAGATATGAACACAATGTATTTTCAAGACCTTGTTAGAGGCTGTTATGGTAGAAAAATTGCATACACGAATGTAGATACAATAACTGCTAACAATGTTGTTAAGGTTATTGGAAGTACTATAGGCGTATTTAATTGGAATAAGCCGGTTATCAAGTATCTGTGGCATTATTACAAGGGCGACCAACCAATATTATACAGGCATAAGCTAACCAATGAAGATATTACAAACAAGATTGTCGAGAACCACGCATATGAAATTGTTCAGTTTAAGGTAGGGCAAACATATGGTGAGCCAATTCAATTTATTAGCCGCAAAGATGATGAAGCTATCAATAAGGCGGTTGATATACTCAATGATTTTATGGCGGATGCCAATAAGCAGGAGAAAGATATTAAAGCTGGAGAATGGCAGTCGGCAACAGGAACATCATTCAAAGCAGTTCAACCCAAAAATGGAGATGTGCCATTCAGAATTGTAGCACCTACGCCAATGAATACTTATGTTGTTTACAATGAAAGTACAGAAGAACCTATGCTTGTTGTGCAGGAACTTAAAGACGAGGATGGAAACTGGTATAAGATGGCATTTTCCGACACTATGTCTTTTAGAATTGTTGACAGCAAAGTAGTTGAAAGGAAACTACATACATATGGCGAAATTCCTATTGTAGAGTTCCCTAATAACCACGAAAGAATATCTGATATTGAGCTTGTTATAGGTATGCTTGACGCAATCAATAATATGCAGTCTAACAGAATGGATAGCATACAGCAGTTTGTTGAGTATTGGGTTAAGTTTGTTAATTGCGAAGTTGACACAGAAACATTTGAAAAAATGAAAATGAACCACGCTCTTACAGTTAAATCTATCAATAAAGACAACAAGTCAGATGTTGAGATTATGACGCAGGAGCTTAATCAGACACAATGCCAAGTTGCTAAGGAAGATTTATGGGATAACACATTATCAATATTGGCAATTCCTAACAAACAAGGTAATACCGGCGGAGATACACAGGGGGCAGTTGAATTAAGAAATGGTTGGGACTTTTCTAAAACAAGAGCAAAGTTGAAAGACCCTATTGTTAAATCGTGCGAAAAGCGATTAGCTGTAGCAGTTCTTAATATTCTAAGACTTGCGGGACAAGATTTAAAGTTGTCAGTCAGAGATTTTGATGTACAGATAAATCACAGTCCACAAGATAATATGTATACCAAGGCTCAGACGTTGCTTTTGCTTTTACAAGCTGGCATACATCCACTTGTTGCAATTAAAACAGTTGGGTTATGGGGCGATTCTGAAAAAACATATGTATTATCTAAGCCATATTTAGATAATCTATACAAAACTATTAAAGATGTAGAAGAACAAGAAAAGAAAGCGCAAGAGATAGTTAATCAACTTAATAATCAGCAAAATAAGGCAGTTATCGAATAATCGGTAGCTGCTTTTATTTTATACATTTTGCAGCTATGCGGTAAATAGCAGAAGACACAGCAGGAGCGACCTGCGGTAACAAAAGCGTGTGTTTAACGGAGGTAATTATGACAAGAGAAGATGTATTAAAACTTTTTCCAGAAGCAACAGATGAACAGATTACAAATCTTCTTAATCAGAACAATTCAGAAGTTGCTACGGAGAAAAACAAGGCAAAGCAGTACAAGGCTAAGGCTGACACAGCAGACGACTTAAAGAAACAGCTTGATGAATTACAAGCTGGCAATCTGACAGAGCTTGAAAAGGCAAACAAAGCCTTAGATACAGCTAATCAGCAGATAGCCGATTTACAGAAATCTAACGCTATCAGAGACCAGAGGGAAGCAGCTATGACTAATTTTAAGATTACTGCCGAACAGGCAAAGACAGTTGTTAAAGATGATGGAAGTCTTGATTACACCGAACTTGGCAAGATTATGTCCGAGAAAGAAACAGCTGCGGCACAAGCCAAGGAACAGGAGATTGCTAAACATCAGGATATTCCAGGCGGCGGCAGTAATAAAGGCGGTGCAGACAATAAGACAAATGCTGAAAAGATAGCAGAAAGCCTTATATCTAATGCACCTAAGAACAATGACGTTTTATCACATTACATTCAGCAATAACAGGAGGTAAGAAATGGCAAAGGAAATGAATATGCAGTATGAAAAGACTTCATACGCAGGAGATGTTCAGATTTTAAAGAGAGAGCCTAATGAAGCAATCCCATTAACACTTGATTTTGATGGCGTAACAACTACAAACGCACAGGGCAAGAAGATTGTCAAAGCAGGTACTCCAATCGGAGCAAACGGAAAGGCTGATAACACAGCTACAGTAGTGGGTATTTTAAGGTTTGATGTAACAGAGGACAGACCGCAGGGCGTACTGCTCAAGAAAGCATATCTTAACACAAAGGTAGCAGAAGCACATTCAGGCGTTACATATGATGCAACAGTTAAGACAGCCCTTCCAATGATTGTATTTGAATAATAACAGGAGGTAAACAGATGTTAATCAATGAAGTATTAGACAGCAAGTCTATCGCATTATCAGCAACAGAAAACGCTAGTAATCAGATACCTTATCTCGGTTTACAGTGGTTTCCGGAAAGAAAGAAACAGGGGCTTGATTTAAGCTGGATTAAGACACATAAAGGACTTCCAGTATCACTTGCACCATCCAACTTTGACACAATCCCAACAATTAGAGCTAGAGAGGGATTAAGCAAGGAAAAAACACAGATGGCATTTTTCCGTGAGGGAATGACAGTAGGCGAAGAGGAAATGCTCGAAATCGAGCGTATTCAGTCAGCGGACGACCCTTACCTTGCAAGTGCTTTATCAAGCGTATATGACGATACCAACAACCTTGTAAGCGGTGCAGAAGTTGTACCGGAGCGTATGAGAATGTCACTTCTTGCTACAAATGCGGGTCACCCAGTAATTGCCATTGTGAGCGATGACGTTCAGTATGCTTACGATTATGACAAGGATGGTTCATACGCAAAAGACCATTACGCAAAGTTATCCGGCACAAGTATGTGGAGCGATACAACTAATTCAAAGCCACTTACAGACCTTAACAACGCAAGAAAGAAGTTAAAGAAGCAGGGCAAGATTGCTAAATATGTGCTTATGAATAGCAATACATTCCAGTATTTGCTTGATAATGCACAGATAAGAAACTCAATCCTCGCACAGAACCTTACAGCAACTATCGAGGTTGATGATGATACCGTTATTTCAGTAGTGCAGAAGAGAACAAAGCTCACTATTGTACTTTACGATAAGATGTACATTGATGATGATGGTAAGGAGCAGTACTTCTACCCGGATAACAAGGTTACACTTCTTCCAGCTAGCAATCTTGGTAGCACTTGGTTTGGAACTACACCGGAAGAAAGAACAGCAAGACAGGTAGCTGATGTAGACGTAACAGTATATGGTGTAGGTATTACAGTTGCTACAAAGACAGAGTACGGACCACCTATGAAGATGTCAACATTTGCTTCCGAAGTTGTACTTCCATCATATGAAAACATGGATAGCACATTCGTATATGAGGTTCATAGCGAAGAGTAGGAGGTGCAACTTATGATATATCCATATATAGTGATTCATAACGGAAAATGGTATAACGCAGGCGAAGAGGTTCCCGAAGAGGGGGCTTTTTTAGGTTATAGCAAGACAACCATTAATCGTATGTCTACATCTGATTTGCAGGCTTTTGCCACAGAACAAGGCATAGACAATGCAGAAGAACTTACAGGAGCAGAGTTAAAGAAGCTGTTAATTGAGAAATTAGGATTATAGGAGTTAGGCTATGGAATTGAAAGATACAGTAGAAATGATGAATAGTGCTGATTACAAAGAGAGATTTAAAGCGGAATATCAGCAGGTAGTTATTCGCTATAAGAAACTAAAAAATATGCTTGATAAGTGGGATAACGATAAACTTACATTTACTCCAACTTGCCCCAGAAGTACATATAATATGCAGATTAAAGCAATGACAGATTATATTGCAGTTCTTGAAGCAAGAGCGGTAATGGAAAATGTAGAGATTTAGAAAGGGTTTGAACTATGGAAGAATACACCACATTGGAGCAAGTTAAAATCAGACTTAAACAATTTCATATTGATACAGTCACAAATGATGATGAAACAACATCTGATGTGGTAGTGTTCGATAACAAAGAAGATAATCCAATAATCGAACAACTTATTAAACAGGCTACAGAAGATGTAAAGGCAAGAAGAAATTACCCTGACATCTACACAGATGAAATGATAACCGAGGACTTAAAGAAATTTGAGAGTGTTATTGTTAATCTGGCTGTCTACGACCATTCACAGGCAGGTGAAGCATTTATGGCAAGCTACAATGAAAATGGTGTCAACAGAACTTGGAGAGATAGAGACAGCTTATTTGTTGGGGTATTTCCTTTTGCTAAGGTTTTATAGAAGATTGTGCGTTACCAATACGGTAGCAGGCGGCACACATTAAGGGTGGTGGGCGGTGTGCCTATTAATTTTGCAGGAGATATAAAATGAAAGAATTTTTATTACAAACTTATACCGTAGTATTACCGATATTACTTGGCTATATAGTTTGGCTTCTGAAACAACAGAAAAAAGACAAAGACGCCAATAGTAAAGGCACAATGTTACTTTTACGAGTACAACTTATCGAATATCACGATAAGTATATGAAAATAGGCGAAATTCCATCTTATGCTTATGACAATTTTGTTGAGATGTATAACGCATATCACGCATTGGGCGGCAATGGAATGGTAACTAAGATGTATAACGAAATACAGGAAATTCACTTAAAGAATGGAGGTAAAGATTAAAATGGATATAACATCAGTATCAACAGTAGTTGCAATCGTTGTAATTACATATCTGATAGGCTTAGGAGCTAAGGCGATTCCTCACATTAAGGATAATTACATTCCTATAATCGTAGGCGTTGCAGGCGGTATCTTAGGCATTATAGGTATGTATGTAATACCGAACTTTCCGGCAAATGACATTCTTAATGCGATAGCAGTAGGAATTGTGTCCGGATTATCAAGCACAGGTGTTAATCAGATTTATAAGCAGGTAAAGAACAATGCTTGACATTAATAAGCAGGCTATGAAGTATTCACTTCAAGGGCAGACAGTAACTATCTATGAAAGAGATGATGACGGCAATATCCTTTATGAGGGATATACCGACACAGAGGGCAACTTCATTCCTTATCTTGATGATGAGGGAAATAAGATACCAAAAGTTCTTGAAGAGAAAACGGGCTTTTCAGAGCCTGCGGATTTCAAAGCAAACATATCATTCAGCGGCGGAGAAGCACAGAGCAAGGAATATGGCTTTGATACGGCTGATTTTGACGCTATTTTGCTGACAGATAGGAATGTGTTACCTATTCAAAAAGGCGACCTTATATGGCTTGATAGCAAGCCTACATACACATCTGACAGTCTTGTTGATGAAACATCAGCGGATTTCACGATTGTAGGCATTAAGCCAGCATTATATTCAACCAAGTATATGCTTAAAGCAGTTGTAAAGTAGGTGGTAGACATGAAGTATCAGACAGGTGGATTTTCAAAAAGCGACTCTTTGTTTATACACGCAGACAATGAACAATTAGTTGGTTCTGTCTTTAAAGGAAAGATGATTCCATCTACGCAAGAGCCAATAACTGAAAGCATAAGGCAAGCTGTTTTGCAAGCAGTTAAGGAGCGTGTTTATGGCAAGACATACAATTAATATATCATTGTCAGAAAAGTCCGTAAATGAAGCTATCAGACAGCTACAACAGTATAAGCAGAGTTTACAGTATAAATGCGAACTGCTTGTTGAACGACTAGCAGAATTAGGCGACAAAGCGGCAATTATGAGTGTCAATGAAAGTCCATTAGGTAGGACAGTAACATTGAGAGTTGACAGAAAGCCTATTCAAGATGGCTACCAAGCTATTTTAATTGCTACAGGTAAAACTGTTGAGGTAGAAGATAGAGAGCCATTTTACACGCTATTAGCGATTGAATTTGGTGCTGGTATTCATTATAACGCTGTTGCTAATCCTAAAGCTGATGAATTAGGGTTAGGAGTTGGCACATATCCTGGACAGGTTCATGCTTGGGACGACACATGGTGGTTTTGGGATGAACAAAGTGAAAGTTGGAAACCTACTCACGGCGTTAAGGCTACAATGCCTATGTATAACGCCACAATGGAGATTGTTAATCAGTATAAGCAGATAGCAAGAGAGGTATTTAGTTAATGGCGAATGCAAACGATTGGGCGATAGACCTTGAAAACACAGTCACAGCACTTGTCAAGGCTAAAACCCTAACACAGCTTAAAAAGACATATCCAAAGATAGTCATAACAAATGAGGGAGAAAACAGCGGTCAAGCAGTGTTCCCAACAGTATACATTCATTTACTGCCAGCAGTTGAACAAGGACAAACACTTGGCGGACAGACAGTTAACGCATTATTAGCGACATTTCAAGTAGATGTCACAACTAACACAAGCAAGTCTGACTGTCGCAAGGTTATGGCAGTAATTACAGATACATTCAAGACAATGAGATTTCAGGGCAACGCAATGCCAGAGTTCTCGATCAGCAATAAAGTACATAAGAGTACCGCTAGATTCAGAAGAATGATAGCGGCAAATGACAGATTATTGTAACAAAGAGCAGGAATGCTCTTATTTTTTTGCAAATTTTTAGGAGGTAGACAAGGCAATGGCAAGTACAAGTTATAAAGCTAGGGTTATCTACAAGGAGCATAGCGAAGATGGTTTTGCAGGCTCATATAAGTTAATGGTTGCGGCTAAGTCAATTTCAGCACCAGTATCAGCACCTAACACAGTTGAAAGTACAACATTTGAAGATGATTCACAGACATTCTTAATGGGTATCAAAACATCTGACGCCAAGACTTACACAGGAAATCTTGAAAAGGCTTATTTACAAGACTTAATCAAGGCAGAGGGCAAGCGGTTAGATATTATTCAGTTATATGGCTCTGACGGATTAGGTGCGGTTGCTAAGTACGCATTTGTCGGACAGGTAACAGCAACACCTAATGATGTTTCTGGTACTGATTCAGTACTTGAAATGACAGTAACAGCAGTTCCTAACACTTCACCTATTGAATGCACAGACAAGCTTCAAGTTGTCGAAGGTGCTGGTGGCACATTCACAGTAACAAAGGTGGGGGAATGATAAGCCAATCGACTAAATCAAAGGCTGTGTCGATTGGTGGCACAAACGCCAAAACAGCCGACTACACATCATATCTTGATGATGTAACAGAATAATTATTTTAAAAGGTAGGTGCGGTGTAAAATCCGCACCTTTCCCTATATGGACGATAGGGTGGGAAAGGGTAAAAATTATGATGAATATTAATGTAAACGGAAATGAATATAAGATTGAGTTTTCTTTCGGTGCGGCGGAGTGCAAGGAAATAGTGCAGAAAATGTTTTCTGTCGTGAATGGTTCTTACCTACTTGCACAGACAGATAAAAGTGTTGCACAGGCTTCTTTTGACGGCTTGGCAAATATGACAGCAGATGTGCCAGAGATTTGCATTTTAGCCATTTATGCAGGCTGTATTGACAATAACCCAGTAACTATGAATGAAGCAAAGAAACTCACTAGAGCATATATTACAGAAAAGAGAAAGACAGATAAGAGTTACGGATATAGAACATTGTTTGAAGAAATCAAGAAAGCGATGGAAGATGATGGTTTTTTCGAGTTGAGCGGAATAACGACGATGTTAGAGGAAATGGCGAACAATGTGGAAGAAGCGGCACAGGAACAGAAGAAACCGACAGTAGTACCACAAGACCACAAGAAAAAACAGACTTCCACAAAATAATCTGGGAAGAATACTTTGTCTTAGCCAGTTCACTAGGCGTTAGTTATTCAGACTTTCTAAAAATGACACCTACAAAATTATTACTATATGCAAAAGGCAAAAAGATTGATAGGCAAAATCGCGATTCAGAAATGTATAACTGGTTTTTAGTTTACGCAATTCCAGCTATTTCTTGCGGCATTGGTGCGGCATTTAGTAAAGATACACACATTGAATATCCGAAGCAGGCTATTTTATCAGAAAAAACGGAAGAAAGCGAAGAAGATACCTACGATAAAGAGTTACAGCGAATGCTACTCAATGAACAGAAATGGGCGGCACGAGCTGAAAAGAGAGGACTACCGCCAACAATCCTATAAAGGGGGTTAAAGCGTGGAATTAGATTCATTAGAAGTCAAAATTACCGGTACTGCCATTAAAGCTATTAATTCCGTCGATAAACTGATAGATCAGCTTACAAGGCTATCAACATCACTTGCAACTGTGAATGGTTCATCACTAAGCGGTCTTGCGAGTGGCGTTAGTCAGTTAGGTTCTGCTATGCAGAATATGAACGCAGGAACGGCAGATTTTACAAGGCTTGCTAAGAACATCACAAAGATAGGTTCTGTTGATTCAGTTGCCCTAACTAACACGGCTACATCACTTCAAGCTGTCACAAAGGCAGTTGCAAGCATATCAGCTATTCCGCAAAATGCAACACAAGTCACAGAATTTGCAAAGTCACTTGGTAAGCTAGGCAGTAAGAGTATAGAAAACGCCGTTGTAAACATTCCAAAATTGGGCAATGCTTTAAATGGCTTAATGACAACGCTATCAAGAGCACCAACAGTAAGCCAAAATGTTATTCAAATGACTAACGCATTGGCTAATCTTGCTAGTCAAGGTAGCAAGGTGGGTACTTCTTCAAACTCACTTCAAAAGTCGCTGTATGGCGTTTCTACAAGTGCTAGGACAGCAACTAGAAGTAGTTGGAACTTGGCAAGTGCAATAGGCAAGTTTTATGCCACTTATTTTATGGTAATTCGTGGCAGCAAGAAGCTTATAGAAGCAATCAAGTCAACGACAGATTACATTGAAGCGTTCAACTATCAAGCGGTTGCGTTTGGTAAAATCGGTTCAGAGTGGGATAAAGATTACGAAAAGTACGGCTACGATAATGCAACAGCATATGCAGAGAGCTTCCAAAGCAGAGTAAATGATACTCTCGGAAAGCTGTCTGGTTTAAAAGTCAATGTTCAAGGCGGCTTGCTTGAAGAAAGCGGAGCAAAGAACTTAGGACTTAACATACAAGAGATAACACAGTATGCTTCACAGTTAGCTTCCGTTACTAACTCACTAGGACAGACAGGCGAAGCAACAACGGCAATAACAAAGTCAATGACAATGCTTGCAGGCGATATAAGCTCACTTTTTAATGTGGACTATTCAACAGTAGCACAGAACTTACAAAGCGGCTTAATCGGTCAATCAAGGGCATTGTATAAGTATGGTATTGATATTACTAATGCTACATTAGCGACGTATGCCTATAACTTAGGCATTTCTAAGTCTGTATCAGAAATGACACAGATGGAAAAACAGCAGTTAAGAGTGTTAGCAATATTAGACCAAAGTAAAGTATCTTGGGGCGATTTAGCTAATACGATTAACAGCCCATCAAATATGCTACGCCAGTTCAGCAACAATATGAAAGAGGTAGGAATGGTAGCGGGACAGCTATTTATCCCAATTCTTTCAAAGGTTATGTCGATAGCAAGCGGAGTAGCTATTGCAATCAAAAGATTATTAGTCAGCCTTGCTTCTCTAATGGGCGTTAAGATTGACTTTGAAAGCTTCGGACAAAGTGGCTATAAAGACACATCAGACGGCTTAGAAGATATTTCAGATGGCTACAAAGATGTAGCTGATTCAGCAAAGAAAGCTACATTATCCCTAATGGGATTTGATGAAATAAATAAATTACAGGACGATACAAGCTCAAACAAGGGTTCAAGCGGCGGTGGCGGTGGTAGCACTATTGATTTGACAGACGATATTGCTAAGGCGGCGGCTGATTATGAAGCGGCGTGGAATAAAGCGTTTGCCAATATGGAAAATTCGGCAGTTGCCTGGGCTGACAGAATAGAGAAAGCACTTGAACCTGTTAAACAGATTTTTAAAGATTTTGCAGTTGGTGATTTCTTTAAGGCAGGGCAAGATACATCAAACCTAGTGGCAGGAATTTTTAATTGGTTTGCAAAGGCTATAGATGATGTTCCTTGGTTTAAAATCGGTCAGAAAATGGGAGATTTCCTTGCAGGCATTAATTGGACTAAGGTGTTTAAATCGGCGGCTAAAGTGCTTGTACAAGGCTTAAAAGCAGCTATTGAATTATACCTAGGTATGCTATCTAAAGCACCTATAGAAACACTTCTTATATCGCTTGTGGCAGTTCCTAAAGTGCTTGGGGCAATAGGCGGTACAAATGTAATAAAAAGCATAACTAAAACTTACAATAAGCTTAACTCCCTAAGTAAAGCAACAGAAGATGTAGTGTTAGCGACAAAACTATCTAAAATGGGATATGACGAAACAGCGGCTACACTCCTTTCTTTTCATCCTAAACTTGTAAAGGTCACGACAAGCTTTAAGGACTTTGGAAGCGTAGTTAAGGATAAAAGATTATTCACGGCTTTAAACGGCGGAATAACTACTGCCAGAGATAATATGACACTATTCCAAAAAGCATTACTTGGCGGCGTATCAGCTTTTGGAGAATTTAAACTTATTAAAAGCGGATTTGATGACGTGGCAAAAGGCAGCGACAACCTCGTAGCTTCAATTGCTAAAATTGCTGCTGGTGCGGCTATTGGTGCGGCAGGATTATACACAGCTTTCGGACCGGCGGGCTTGGCTATGGCAGGAATAACAGCCTTAATTGCAGGAATAATGTCTATTAACGACAATATTGATTTAACATCAACCGAAGTAACTAAATATTGCAATGAATATGCAAATGTACGTGATGAAGTAGATAAGACGACAAAGGAGATAGCAAGCTCTTTAGACACTATTGAGAAAGGCTGGCAAAATACAACAACCTATGATGATATAGACGCTCTTAAAACAAAATATTTTGAATTAGCAGACCAAACTGATTTAACAACCACACAACAACAAATGCTCAAAGATGTTTCGCAAGAACTCATAAAAAAAGTACCAGAGCTAAGCGAAGCTATTGACAGTGAAACAGGAGCATACAAAGGAACAAGAGAAGAAGTTGAAAAACTTATAGAAAAGAAAAAAGAAGAGTATAGACTTGAGGCATTAAGAGAAGAGTACATCCAGCTTATAAAAGACGAATATAAAGCCAAGAAGAATGTTCGTGAAATGGAAGCCGCACTTACTGATAGTAAAGAACGCTTAAAAGAAAAGCAAGACGAATTGGCAAACGCAATGCAAAGGACACAAGGAATTGCAGAGGACTTAGATACAAGTGGCGTTGCGGCGGCAACTGACCTTGAATATCAAGTAAGGGAACTTGAAAAAGCTGTAAAATCTAACGAAGATTCTTATAACAATGCTAAAGATGAATGGATTAGAGCTACGAACGACATGGAATATTGTTCAAACGAAATGACAAGCACCATGTCAAGCAACACTCAAAAAACGCATGATGAAATGATTAATACGTTTGAAAATGTAAAAAATGAAATTGCTACAAGGCTTGGAATTATTGGCAGTGATACTGAAAACACATTTTCAAAAATGGGAAATATTGGTGCTAATGCAGGAAAATCGCTAAGTGACAATTTTGCAAATAATATTAATAATATACCATATGCGGCAGTAAGAGCTTTTCAAGGTATTGTCAATGGTGTAAATGCAGGAAGCATTGGAGAAGATACCGGAATTCAATTGATGAACTCTTTGGAAGACACAATCAATAATAATGCTTGGCGAATTAGAAACAGTTTGTCTAACAGTTTTACAAGTAAATTTACAGGTGAAGTTTTAGATAGCGACGGCAATGTTTCTGCAAGTGCTTTTCATATTAAAATTGCACCTAAATATGCAACAGGCGGTTTCCCAGAAGATGGATTTTTCTTTGCTAACCATAATGAAATGGTTGGTAAATTCAGTAATGGTAAGACAGCGGTCGCAAATAACGAACAGATAACGCAAGGCATTAAGCAAGCTGTTATTGAGGGCATGTCAGAAGTATTTGCTAATGCAAATATAGGACAACAAAACGGAAACATTGTTGTGCAGATTGACGGACAGGAAGTGTTTAGAACAACACAGAGATATGCCAATCAATACACCAATATGACAGGTCAAGCGGCTTTTCCATATTAATTGACAAAAACATAATAAAAAGATATATTAAAGGCACAAAAGATAAGGAGGTATTTTAATATGAGGTGCAAAACAATGCTGACAGTCACTTTAATAGCAATTTGCCTTTTCACATTGATAGGTTGCGGTCAAGGCGGACTTGTAGGTGAGGTAGTGCTACAACTTAGCAATGAAAATCAAACAAATAATCAATCTGATGGGGAGTTTGCTTATAAAAACAAAACTGTCAAGTATTTAAAACACGAAGTAACAGAAAATGATTTTGGCGAAAAGGTACTTATTGTTTATTATGATTTTACTAATAATTCAGATGATAATGCTGTCTTTGATTATTCTTTTGATGATACTTGTTTTCAAAATGGTGTTGAAATTAAACATTCTATGTGGCATGCCAATGATGAATCAAAAAACAGCGGAAAAGAAATTCAAAAAGGTGTTACTATAACAGTATCTTCTTCATTTGTATTAGGGGATAGCGAAGATGATGTTACATTGGAAATAACACCATTTATATCCGACAAAAAACTTTTAGTAAAAACTCTACTATTAAAATAATTGCCTTAGTAAAATATTAACTTGTCAAAAGAACGTATCGAAAGGTACGTTCTTTTTTTGATGCCTTGAAAGGGGTGGTTTGATTGATTGACGCAGTTGTGATTGAGGGGGTGACATTCCCAGTAGCATACAACGGCTACACATACAGCAGAAACAAAATATGGTCTAAAAATACAGGGAGAAACGACTACGGAGAAATGGTTGGCACGATTGTGGATATTAAAGACAAAGTAGAGCTTCAATTACCGCCATTAACAGGTGAACAGGCATTAATACTTGATAATGTAGTAAGCGACGTAGATAACCCATTTCCAACGGCACAAGTCCTATTTTTAGGAGGTACGCAAAAAGAAATGACAATATACACAGGAGATGTGACATATCCGTACCTTACAAGGGCAAAGAATGAGGACGGATTAATAGTCGGAGCGAAACTAAGTTTAATTCAAAAATAAAGGAGAGTTCCACATGAAACTTAAAACAAGTGAGCTAATAGACAGATTTCAGAGTTTGAGCAACATATCACATGACAAGACCACAGGCAGAATTGCTATGGCTGTTATGTGCAATATTAAGGCGTTGGAAGAACTGTATAAGGCAACGCTACAGACCATAGAAGATACTAAGGTTAAGTATGCAGATAAGGACGACAGCGGTAATCCAGTTATCAACGATAATCAGTATCAGGTTACATCAGAGAACTTAAAGAAGTTACAGGAAGAATTGCAGGAAATCAATGAACAAGAAATTGAAGCGCCTGACATGACAATGCTTCCTATGGACGCATTCGACAAATGCGAAGAAATTACACCAGCTAAATTATACTCAATTGAATTTATGATAAGCCATTAATTAATCAATAAAGGCGGTGTAGAATGAAGATATTAGACACAGCTATGACGGAAATTATTAAGGGAAATAGTGCAAGATACTATTCCAAGTATGTTGTTGATGAAAAAGAACATACTGAAACACTTAACAATTTCAAGTTTCAAAACATGATAAATCCCAATAACGAAATTACGATAGGTAACACTTGCAGCAGCAGTGTTACCTTTTCTATTTATATGCCAACAATAAGCCTTGAAAATAAGGAAATTACCATATTTGAAGGTGTTAAGGTTGGCACAGAAATTAAATATATTCAGTTGGGAATATTTACAGTTACTAAGCAGACAAGTGACGGAGAATATACAAGCTACGAAGCATACGACAGAATGTATAAGGCTGATATGCCTTACTTCTCAGATATGGCATTTCCTAGCACAGATAAAGCTATTCTTAATGAGATATGTGGCAAGTTAGGTATATCTTTAGCAACAAATATAGTCACAACACATACTATCAGTGACAAGCCACAAGGTTATACTTATAGAGAAATTATCGGCTATATGGCTATGTTACAAGGCTGTAATGCGGTAATTAATGCTGATGGCAACCTCGAATTAAGGTGGTATAAAGATAGCGGTTATGTACTTGACGGACATAAGTATTATCAGCAGGGCGTTACATTTACAACAAGCAAGGATTTTATCATACAGAAGCTAACTTGCAACAATACCAAAAGCAGTTCTACAGAACAAAGCGAGATTACTTCTGGTGACGGGGCGACAGGACTTAGTTTTGCCAATCCGTTTATGACACAGACAATTCTTGATGAACTCTATAAAAAGATAGGTGGTTTTACATTTAGACCGCTTACAGTTAAGTTTGTCGGTGATTACCGATTAGAGGTAGGTGACATTATAACTGTCAACAAGGGCGGCGTTGATTACAAAGTACCTATAATGCAGATTATACACGAATGTGACGGCGGCTTAATGGATACTGTTACATCTATCGGTCAATCTGACACGGAGAATACAAGCGTTGCTTCTGGACCTATTACTAAGCAGATGGAGCGGTACTACGCAAATTTATTAGTTGTTAATAAGGCGTTAATCAATAAGCTAGATGTAGATACAGCCAAGATTACTTATGCAACAATAACAAATCTCACAGCCGTAAAAGGCGATGTTGATTACTTAAAGGTAAACAATCTTACAGTTGACAAGGCAAATCTTTTGTACGCTTCTATAAAACGAATGGAAGTCGTAGAGGGGCAAATCCGAAACCTTAATGTTGATGATTTAAAAGCTCAAGTCGCAAATATCAATACACTTATGTTTGGTTCTGCATCCGGCGGAAGTCTTACGACGGAGTTTAGCAACAGCATTGTTGCAAATATCGGTGATGCACAGATAAAGTCTGCAATGATAGAAAGTATAGCCGCAGATAAAATCACAAGCGGTAAGATTTATACAAACCTTGTTGAAATTCTAAGCGAAAGCGGAAATCTTGATATAGCTGACAATACGATACAGATAAAAGATGATAACAAAGTTGCAAGAGTTCAAATCGGTAAAGACGCCACAAATGACTACAATATATACGTCTGGGATAAATCCGGCAACTTGATGTTTGATGCTTTAGGTTTAACCGAAAACGGCGTAAAACGTGAGATTATCCGTAACGACATGATAAAGGAAGATGCAAATATTGCGGCAAATAAGCTGAATATAGAAAGCCTTTTTAATGTTATTAATAAAGACGGAAGTCACACGCTGAAAAGCAGTAAGATTTATGTTGATGCGAACAAACAGACGCTTGATGTTGCGTTTAAAAACATGACTACAAATGTTACGGAGTTACAGAAGTCTGTAACAACGCAAGGAACACAGCTTACTGCTGTGCAAGGACAAATTTCAAGCAAGGTTTGGCAACAGGATATAACTACGGCTGTAAATAATTTGCAAATCGGCGGAAGAAATCTTTTATTAAATACAGCAGATTTGACAAAGTGGCTATGCGAAGATAAAACAACTGTTACTAAAGATGTAGATGGATATTTTAAAGTATCGACTACGCAGAAGACAAGTTGGTTTAGTATATATCAGACGGTCACAGCAGTATCAGCAGGTCAGACATATATGTTATCAGGTTACAGCAAAAAAGGAACTAAGGTAGGCTATGTTGCTGTGAGGTACTATAAAAGCGGAATAGCCAACATTCTTTTACAACAAAATGTTTCGGAAGGACGCTTTACAATTAAATTTACAATTCCAGCGGAAGCCGATTCTGAAATAACTGTATACCTCGGACTACAACCGACAACAAGTGGAGATTACACCTATTTCAAACTGCCAAAGTTAGAGAGAGGTGACAAAGCAACAGACTGGTCTCCAGCACCAGAAGACATTGACAATGATATATCATCTGTAGATACAAAAGTCACGACAGTAAGCAATCAATATACGTCGTTAAATCAGTCGCTTACAAGTCTTACTGCAACAGTGAACAGCAATACAACAAAGATAAGCGAAAAAGCCGACGGAAGTACCGTCACAGCTTTACAAGCGAATGTAACAGCTTTGACAGCAGATTTGAGTGGCTTTAAAACAACTGTTAGTCAAACGTACACAAGCAAGACAGAACTTAATAATTTGCAGATTGGTGGAAGAAATCTTTTGTTAAATACAGCTGATTTGACAAAATGGCATAAAGAGGGAAATGTTACTGTAACAAAAGATTCTAACGGTTACTTTAAAGTATCAACAACTAATACAAGTGGTTGGTGGAGTACATATTGGTATATATCATCTGATAAAAGTGAACAAACATATACTCTTTCGGGATACAATAAAAAAGGAACAAAGGTCGGACATGTTGTTGTAAGATATTATAAGAGTGGAACTAATAATATTCTTGTACAGAAAGACGTATCTGAAGGGTATTTCACAATTAAATTTACAGTACCATCAGGAGCTGAAACAATAACAGTATATTTAGGAATTAGTCCAACAGCAAGTGGTGATTATACGTATTACAAACACCCAAAACTTGAACTCGGTGACAAGGCAACCGATTGGACGCCAGCACCGGAAGACATAGATGAAAAATTTACAGCATACAGCACAACAACGCAAATGAACTCTGCAATAAATCAATCAGCCAGTTCGATTTTAACTACAGTAAGCTCTAATTATGCCACAAAGGCTAGCTTAGAGGTAAAAATAGACAAAGACAAGCTGATAAGCGAAATTAATGCAAGTGCTGATGTTATCACGCTTAAATCGAATCGTTTTGTATTAGATAGCACTAATGCGAAGATAGCGGCAGATGGAACTGTAAATTTTGTTCAAGGCACTATTGCAGGTTGGAATATTTCTTCAGCAAAATTAAGTGGTTCAGCCGGATTGTATGGCATTGCAATTAATAAGCCGTCGTCCACGTCAACAAAAGTTATAAATATTAATCATGTAGACACGACAGCGGCGACATATGTAGATGATTTTTATGTTCGTGCTGATGGATATACTTATATTCCAGACGGATATTTATCTACAAAAAATCACAGCATTGGCGGTAAAGGAATTGAGATACATGAAGCGAACATAGATTTTTATGACTGGACTAAAAAGGATAATTTTATTGGCACAATTTTAGCCGGAGTTATTGGTAAAGATTCATCTGACGCAAGAGGTGCAATTGCAATTCTTTGCGATGACGGCGACCGCGTTCAAATTGGAAGAAGAAGAGGCGTGTCTGCATCGTCTTATGATAGTGCAATAACCGTCAATGGAGATGATGAGCTAGGGATTGAATTTTATGGAAATGTTAAAGGGCATGGGCAAAAGGGTGCATGTTTTTACGTTAATTCTGCTGGACTTACAAATTTTGCAATAACAAACCAAGAAAATACAATATATGGAAATTGCGAACTTAGTGTTTATGGCACGCAGAGGTTGAAATACGAGCTTTACGTTGAAGGCAATATACATGGAAATGTAATATCTACTTCAGACAAGAATGTAAAAAAAGACATTAAGGCTCTTGATATTGAAGATTCAGCACATTTTATCTATAGTTTAATTCCGTCAGAGTTCCGATTCAAAAATGGAACGTCAAACCGCTTGCACCATGGCTTGATTGCTCAGGAAGTTAAAAAGTCAATGGGAGATAGTGATTGGGGATTGTTTATAGATAAAAAAGTTGACAACGAAAACTATATTGAAACCGAAGTCAACAGCGAGACAGGCGAGCAAACACAACTTTTAACAGCACGCTATGGTTTGAGATATGACGAACTTATAGCTGATTTAATAGCGACAGTGCAAAGTCTGAACAACAGGCTTAAAGCATTAGAAAAATAAGCAAAAACAGATTATATATGGAGGTAAAAAATATGTTAAGTATTACAAAAAGCATTTCAGTACAGGGAACAAGTATGATTGAAGAAAACGGAAACAAAGTTGCGGTTATGCATTTATCCGCAAATATTACAGAGAGCGGTGCGACATCTATAAGCCAAACGATAAATGATAAAGAACTGTATGTCGCAAATAAGAGCACATGCGAAGCTGATTATGAAGAATTCAAGGCAGAAGTTGACAAATTAATGTTACAATGAAAGTGAGGTATAAAAATGATTAAATTCGGAATTGACACATCAAGATGGCAGGGAGACTTTGATTTTAAAGGTGCAAAGGAAAATGAGGGTGTAGACTTTGCTATTATCAAGGCAGGCGGCGCTGATGATGGCTTATACGAAGATAGAGAATTTGAGAACAGCTATAACAAGTTGGAGAATGCAGGAATTCACAAGGGGGCGTATTATTTTGGTAACGCTTTAAGCACCGATGAAGCTATTAATGAAGCAAGGCATTGTGCAAGCATTTTAACTAACAAATCTTTTTGTTATCCTGTTTTTTACGATGTTGAGGGCGGTATGCTTACAGGCGAGGATTTAACGGAGATTGTGCTTGCATTTATGAATGAACTTAAAAGGGCTGGCTTTAAAAATATAGGGCTTTACATGTCAGCTAACCATTTTAATAATTATGTAGATGTTGCGAGAGTAAAAAACGATGGTTTCAGCCTTTGGGTAGCAAGCTATTCAAGTGGAAAGCCACAGCTTACAAATGACACGGATTATGATATGTGGCAGTTTGGCGGAAGTGTTAATTATCTTAGAGACACACAGATTAACGGACAGACAGTAGACCAGAATTATTGCTACACTGATTATTGCACAGACCATGTCGTTGAAGAAATCACAGTACCGGACTATGAGCCAGTGCCAGACACTAAGTATCATAAAGACGATACAGTTAAGGTTATTAACGCTATTCAGTACGATAATGGCGAGCCATTTAGCACTTACTATGATGAGTACAGTGTTTTATCAGCTAACGGCAGAAGAGTTGTTATTGGCGTTGATGGCGTAATCACTGCTGCTATTGACGAGGATAACATAAGCCTTATCAAGTGTATTTATGACAATGACAATGATATTAACACAGATACAGTAAACCGTGGTGATGGCAAGAAAGTCAGAGTGCTTGATAACATTGATTATGACGGCGTGAGATTCGCGACATATTATGATGAATATGATGTAATTGAAGAGGACGGAGACAGAATTGTTATAGGTATTGGCACAACAATCACAGCCGCTGTAAATATTGCTAATCTTGAATTTATCGGCGGTGCAAGTTCTGATGATACGCCTACAGATATTCCATTTAGCGGAGATATTGAAGAGGGCAGTACTGTAAGATTTGTCGGCAATACCGATTATGACGGAACACCTATTAAGGCTTGGTTTGATGAGTACACAGTATCAGAAAGAAGTGGAGACAGAGTTGTACTTGTGCATGACGGAGAATTATTCGCAGCAGTCAATGTAACCGATTGCGAACTTATTTAAAAACAAAAATACAGGTCTTGCTTTAATGTAAGACCTGTATAAATTAAAAAATTATTTCTTTTCTTTTAACATTTTCTCAAATGATTCTCGGCGTTCTTTTATATTTTTAAGCCATTCAGATTTAGAATCTTGCGATACCAGCTTATTATCCGAAAGCGAAAGCGATATTTCAACGCTTGAAAAAGCGGCAGAAAGTGTTTTATCATCAGCTTGTTTTTCTGCCAAATTTGTTAAATTCTCCATTTTGGTGCTTGCTTCTTTTGCACTTAAAGTTCCATTTTCAAAATCATCAATAATTTTAATCGCACTGTCTATCATTTTCCTGTCGCTTTCAGAGTAACGATAATCGTTAAATACTCTAAAATAACACAGTAATACAGCAACGATAATTATTGCAAAGAAAACTATTGCGGCAATTATGCTTGTTTTGCTTATCTTTTGCTTTTCTTCCATAAAATAACCCTCCGTTTTTTGCTTGCATTATAACATACCATTTTTAAAATGTCGAACACTGTCGCAATTTTACGATGTTATATATTAGAAATTTTAATATTCAGCATGTATAATAAACATGTCTTCAAAAGAAGACACTTCAAGTTCTGGCGTAGTGGTGCTGTTTAATTGGCGTTGGCAGTGCCACTACATACTTGACACAATAGAACGTGTGTTCTATAATAATCGTATCGCTATCGGAGTGCGGCTAGGGGGTACATAATGGAGAATGAAGAGTACAGACAGAAGATAATCGAATTAATCAATAATTGCAATAATAATCATTGGCTAAAAACAATATACAGCTACATTAAAACACTTTTGAAGTAAAAGAAAAAGACCGAGATTTTTTCTCGGTCTTTGCTTATTCTTGGCTCAACAAATTTGTTACCTCTCATTTATCAAGTCAATCAGTTTTTCTAAACTTTCCCAGTCGCTTTCATTTAACTTGGCTAATGCACTTACAAGCCTATGTTTGAAATTGTCTTCACCGCTTCTCTGAATATTTCCAAGCATTTCAGCAATCTGCTCATCTTTGGATTTCTCTATAAACATTTCCCCATCGCCGGTTCGCAGCCATTCTTCATTAACGGAAAATTCATTACATATCAGTTTTATAGTCTGTTCTGACGGATAATTTTCTCCGCTTTCCATTTTACAAACAGCAGAACGGGATATAGATAGTTTTTGAGCAAAATCAGTCTGGCTTATATTCAAGCTATTTCTAATTTTTTTAATTCTCTCATTCATAAGTAGTTCCTCCTTTCTTGAAAAGTATAATAACATAAAATGCACATTAAGTCAACAAAAGTGTTGACAATGTATATTTAATGTGCTAATATATGCACATCAGATGAACAGAAAGGAAGTGAATTGAATGAGTGAAAAGGAAAAGGAAGTAGTTGAGAAGCTAAAGGAAGCAATTCCTAAGATGTCAGATTTTGACAAGGGCTATATTCTTGGCAAAGTCGAGAATATGGCAGAGAAAAGCGATAAGGAATGCGACAACAAGAGAAAGGAGTAAGAATGGAAAGAGAATTGAAAGAATTAATCCAGATTGAAAAGAAAAGAAATTCCTTGCTTGAAGAAATCAATCGGTCATTGAAGAAACTTGCAAGCAAGGAAGATAAAGAGTGTCAGAGTGAAGTTGGTAAATCGGCTTTTAATCTTGATTGAGCCAATTATGGTAATGTTCCAGCATTTCCATAATGCCAATTTCAACCCACGCACGACGAATAAACTCGTGTTCTTCAGCAATGTCAGTAAAGTTTTGCTTTTCAGTAGCAGACATTACTTTCTGATGAATTGAAGAATGAATTTCATTGCCATTAGAGCTTACAAAAGCTTTGAAATCTTCAAAATTTTTCACAATCTCACCTCTTTTCATAAAAGATAAGAGGATTATAGCACAAAGTACAAACAGATTAGAATTTTTGATATTGATGCAATAGAAAAGTGATGGTAGCGGTAAATAGTTACAAATCTCTTATAATGTAGTATTCATTGGTTTTTCAAAACAGGAGTGGCGTCCTGCTTACATCGAGTGTAAATTACCTACCGATTGGCAGTTTTGTCTTTAGCATATTTGTTTAATTCTATTGATATAGAAATAAAAGTATATAGGGTGCAGAAGTCTAAACCATAGAAGTATGAGCCGACCACTGATATGCACAATGCTATGACAGTATCCATACAATCTCCTTTCGGAAAGTGTCTACCATCACTTCTCTATTGTATCAATAAATATAAAGTTCTACAAGTTACAGCAGATAGGAATGAGCAGAATCGCTTAAATGCACCTTAAAAGGTCAAAATATATCACACACAAATACAAAAGGAAAGGAATGTTTATGGAGCTACAGATTTTTAGCAATTCAGAGTTTGGAGAAATCCGAACTATTACTAAAGATGATGAGCCTATGTTTTGCTTGGCTGATGTATGCAAGGCATTGGAACTTACACAGCCATCAAAGGTAAAAGAAAGATTAAACGAAAAGGGTGTGCGTAGTATTCCTACCCTTACAAAAGGCGGAGAACAAAAGCTCTTATACATAAATGAGCCAAATCTTTACAAGACAATCTTTCAGAGCCGTAAAGATAGTGCAGAAAGATTTACAGATTGGGTAACAGGAGAAGTTCTTCCGTCAATCAGAAAGAATGGCGGCTACATAGCAGGGCAGGAAACAATGTCTGATGAAGAACTTATGGCAAAGGCACTTCTTGTAGCCAATAACAAGATAGCTGAAAGAGACAGAGTCATTGAACAGAAGCAGGCAAGAATTGAACAGATGAAACCTAAAGAGATTTTCGCAGATGCAGTATCAGCAAGCCATACATCAATTCTTGTTGGAGATTTGGCAAAGTTGATTTGCCAGAACGGCTATCAGATAGGGCAGAAGCGATTGTTTGATTGGTTGAGAGCCAATGGCTATCTGATTAAGAGCGGTAGTTCTTACAATATGCCTACACAAAGGTATGTTGAACAGGGGCTATTTGAAATCAAGGAAAGTAACCTTGTTAATCCAGATGGAAGCGTAAGAATTACACGCACACCAAAGGTAACAGGCAAAGGACAGGTTTACTTTGTTAATAAGTTTTTAAGTAAGGAGAATGTTTATGAAAAATGAATTACAAGCAACACCACAGTATAGCATATCAGTAGAAGAACTGATAGCAGAAAGAAACAACTTAGAAATCTCTATTGCGGCATACAAGAAAGCAAAGAGAGGCAGTAGGATAGCTGAATATTTATACATGTTATCAGCAATATTATTTATTGTGTCAATGATATTTCAGCTTATTAATTAGAAAGGAGTTTTAGCAGATTGATATTTATTATTTCTGAAAAAGGCGAAAGAGAGCAGATTAATGAGGTGGAAAGACTTGAAATTCTGGCACACATTGGCAGAAGAACAAGTTACCTCTTAGGAAGAAATAAGCATTGTGAGCCATTAAGAAACATGGTTGTAAAAGATATTTTAGGGCAGTTGGGGCACGAATTCGGGTGTGAACTAAATGAACTGAAAAAGAAATACATAGCAGACACTCACGATTATATCGACTGCTACGAACTGCCTACAATAATGAAAGAGAGATATAAGCTATGATACAGGTAAACGAGAGAGAAATAACAATACAGGATTGCATTGATATGTTTGAAAAGAAAAACATGTATACAGTAATTGATGGCGGCGAGATTGTCGGATTTGTAAGTACAACAGAATTGAAAGGGGAAAAATAAAATGATAGAAAATAACAAAATTGAATTGTGCGGAGTTATAGCAAGCACTCCAGAGCTTAATCACAAAACTTATGGCGAAAATTTCTATGGTTTTCGTTTAAGCTGTTCCAGAAAAAGCACCGAAAAGGACATGCTGCCAATTATTGTATCTGACAGATTGGTAGAAATCAAAGATTTACAGGTAGGTAAAAAAATATTAGTTAAGGGACAGGTGAGAACCTTTAACAAGCATATATCAGATGATAAACGTAAACTTTTAATAATGGTGTTTGCTAGGGATGTTCGGGAGATTGAAGAAGAGAGCGAATCAGCCCCGGAATTTAACAACAATGTTAAATTGAGCGGTTATATTTGCAAGCCGCCGGTTTACAGAGTAACACCTAAAGGTAGAGAGATAGCTGATGTATTAATTGCGGTTAATCGTACGTATGGCAAATCAGATTACATACCATGTATTACATGGGGTAGAAATGCAAGATATACCGGCAACCTTGATGTGGGTACTCGCGTTGACGTTGAGGGAAGATTGCAAAGCAGAGAATACACAAAGAAACTTGATGACGGCACAGAAGAAATAAGAACAGCTTACGAAATTTCAGTAAGTAGAATAGAAGAAAGTGAGGAAAAATAATAATGGATGATAAGTTTGAATTAACAATGCATGGTGCACTTTCCAGCATTATAACAGTACCGCTCGCAAGATATGAAGAATTGATAGATTGCGAGACGAGAGCAGAGGTACTTACAAGTGTGGCAAAAGGACATTCTGTGATTAATACAGAGGACGTATTTAGAATTCTTGGAGTTACAGATTTTTATAAAGAAAGGATATGTTTATGGAGAGAGTGATATTAAAAAAGGTAGTGCTTGAAAACTTTATGTGCTATGCACACGCAGAATTTGATTTTTACGCCATTACAAAGATTGTGGCTAAGAATGGCAAAGGTAAGTCAACTATTGCCACAGCTTATCTGTGGTGCTTATTCAACTGCGATTATGAGTTAAAGGATAATCCGGTTGTAAGACGAGAAGTTGACGGAAAGTCCGTTGATGATATGGACACAAGTGTTGAACTTACACTTGATGTTGACGGAAAAGAAGTAACTATGAAGAAAGTGCAGAAGAGGACTTACAGCAAGGACGGCAACAGCTATAAGGATGATAGCAAGTATTTTGTCAATGATGTTCCTAAGACCTTAAAGGATTTTAACGCATATCTTGATGTTGATATGAATGTATTTAAGATGTGCAGTAACGTAAACGCATTTCTTAATCAGAAACCAGCGGAAATGCGTGAATACTTATTCGGCCTTGTGGGAGATGTTACAAACCTTGATATTGCTTCACAGAAAGCTGAATTAGCCGAGTTAGTTCCTTTGCTTAATAAATACACAGTTGAAGAATTATCCGCTATGAATAAGGCTACCAAGACCAAGATTGCAAAGGATTTGCCTATTCTTGACGGACAGATTAAGGAAAAGGAAAGAGATATACAGCTTAAACAGGCTATTGAAGTATCCGACCTTGAATTACAGAAAAACAGTCTTAAAGAGCAGATTACTGATTGTGTGGCAAAGCAGACCGACAATGACAAGCTGATAGCTGAATATGACAAGGCTAGTTCGGATATTCTCAATCTTAAATTTGAGCTTAGTGATATGTCACGCAAAGCCAATGAGGAAAATGTTAAGGCTAGGAGAAATCTTAAATCACAGATTAGTAACCTTAATTATGTGATTGAGGATAGTAAGAAGTCAATCAGCAATGCAAAGAATGTCGTTGGCTTTGATAAAGATAAGATAGCTGAATATCAGAAAACACTTGATGATAGCAGAACCGAATGGAAAGCCGAAAAAGAGCGTGTATTTGACGAGAATAACCTTATTTGCCCTTATTGCAAACAGGAATACCCAGAGGATAAGAAAGAAGAATTAAGGGCAGATTTTAAGACACACAAAGAAGCAGAACTTAACAGAATTACCGATAAAGGCAACACAGCTAAGAAAATGCTTGATGAAGTCAAAGGATTGTTAGTTGGAGCTGAACAGGAATTGGCTGACAGAAAGCAGAAGTTAGAAAAACATTTAGTGGATTTAGCAGACCTTGAAAAACAGTTATCAGAACTTCCGCAGGAAATTGATGTGTCAGCCACAGAAGAATACAAAGCACTCGAACAGAAGATAGCTGAAAAGGAACAGGCTATGCACAAGGCTAATGATATTTCAGCAGTCAAGGCTGAATTAAAGGCACAGGAAACAGCTTTAAGGCAGCAGTTAGCAGAATGTGAAAGTCAGATTGCAAAGTCTGATACGGCAGCAGACGAGCAGCGACTTGAAGAATTAAGGCAGACAAGGATTGATTCTGAACAGAATAAGGCTAATGCCGAGAAAATCCTTGATTTGCTTGATGAACTTGACAAGGCAAAGAATGAAGCCTTGACAGAAGCAGTAAACAGTCATTTTGGGTTAGTTAAGTGGCAGTTGTTTGAATATGCCAAGAATAGCAATTACAAGAGTTGTTGCATACCTACTGTTGACGGAAAGAGCATTTTAACAACTATGAGTAACAAGGGCAACAGGATTTTAGGCAGGGTTGACATTTGCAATTCTATCCAGAAGATTAGCGGTATGTCAGCACCTATTGTTTTAGATGATTCTGAAAGCCTTAGTACAGATAATCAGAAAAAAGTTGCTGAAATGGTAGATAGTCAGTTGATTATGCTGATTGTTAATGATAGCGAGAAATTAGAGATTACGGAGGGATAATCACTATGAATGACAGATATGTTGTAGAACGTGAGTTTGAGCACGCTGGGTATAAATGTGTTGTTACATTTGGCGTAACAGGGCATAGGTGCGGATATGTAGGCATTCCTAAAAACCACCCTTTATATGGTAAAGAGTATTCAGACTATCTTGAAATTAAGAAAGCAGATGTCGGAGACCGAAAAATAAGCGGTATTTTCCCTTTACTTGGAGCTTGCCTTGATAAAGACGAAAGAATACGAATTGAAGCATATTTTCAATGCCACGGCGGTATTACCTTTGCGAATGGTGGAGAAAATTCAAACTATCCAATAGAAAGTGATTTATGGTGGTTTGGATTTGACTGCGCACATTGTGACGATGCAAAAGAATTTGGACTTGCTTACGAGAGATTTCCTAATTATAGAAAAAGTCTTTTTATACAAATGGAGATTGAAAGTAAATTTCATATTGATGGGTTGATAATCCGCACAGAGGAATATGTAGCAGAAGAGTGCAAGAAGTTAGCAGAACAGTTGAAAAAGTTTGAAGAAAGTGAGGATTAATTATGGCAGAGAATACAGCAGTTGCGGAAAAGAAAGCGTTTACCACCTCATTAAGTGAGTGGAGTAATACAATGACAGGACTTATTATCAATGATTATAAGGCTGTTGGAATGGATATGGACGATTACGCAAAAGAGTGTGCTATGGAAGCTATGACGAGCATATTCAATCTTGTTAAGAGTGACCCTAAGATTGATATGAGAAACCTTGATACAAGCAATCTAAGAGGCATTGTCAAGCGTTGTGCAAGCCTTAAGTTAAATGCTAGTGCATACCCAAGAGAGTGCTATTTTCAGTTAAGGAATGTAAAAATAGGAGTTGACCCGCAGACAGGCAAGGATGTATGGCAGAAACAGGTTGAAATGGGAATCGAGGGTACAGGTTATGACTCTTTGCTTGCCAACTATGGAAAAGATGTTAAGCAGGTTTATCCGTACTGGGTAATTAAAGAGGGTGACAAGTACATACCACCTAAGCATAAAGGACTTACAGTTACAGAGCCGGAGTGGGAAGAAAGCGGATTATCTGATAAAGCGGTAAGAGTTGTATATCCTGTTAAGCTGTTAGACGGAACAGTAACATATCTTTCTGCTGATAGAGATAGTGTTAAGGTAAATCTTTTAGCTCATGTTAAGCAAAACATAATGAATGAGACTTTTGGTATCTGTGAGGATAGATACCACGCCACACCAAAGCAGAAAGCAGAAATTAAGGCTAAGAAAGACGAGATACTCAATGCCTTAAGAGTGTGCAAGACGGTTGATGAAATGCTTGAATGTGAGCTTGCAAGACCTTTTATAAGCGGTGCTTGGCTTGATACCCCAGAGAGTATGATACAGAGAAAAATGTGTAACAATGCAACAAGGAAATACCCTAAGAATTATGACCCGATGGCAAGACAGGCGCAAGTTGAAATGGACGAGGTATATCAAGTTGCACAGGCTGAAATTGCTGAAAATGCTAATACTGTTGAGTTTATAGAAGATAAGGCAGATGTAGTTGACGACACAGCCGCAGAAGCAACCGAAGAACAGGCAGAAGATAGCACATTACCGCCATTTATGCAGGAGTAAGCCTATGAAATCAGCAAGTTTAGAACAGATGATGGCTGATATGAATAATGGCACTTATGATTTGACTTGCAACGGAGAATGTACTCAATGCGGTAATTGTTGTAGTAACTTACTTCCTATGACAGAAGATGAAATTGCAACAATCCGCAGGTACATCAAAAAACATCATATCAAGCAACATAGACATAATTATCCGACAGCTACACCAACAATGGATATGACTTGTCCGTTTCTTAATGACGATAAGTCAAAAGAAAAGTGTGAGATTTATTCAATTAGACCAAGGATTTGCAGAGAGTTTATCTGTTGCCCGAGTAAAAGACCACCGATTGATGATTGGGGTTACAAATTAAAGTGCAAGATAGTTGACGTCAGAAAGGAGTTTTACGGATGAGAGTAATTTCACAGGACGGAACAATGGATATGCCATATGAAATGAGTACTATGTGGTGTGATGATGATGGGGCTGTGCTTTTGCAACCCATCGGAGAAATAGGAGAATATCAGACATTTGCTAAATATTTCACCAAAGCAAAGGCAATTAAGGCCATGGAAATGCTTAGAGAAGCATATGTCGGTATGCCTATCGTAATGCAGAATGTTGATATTTCGGAAGATGTGGCAAAGGAATTTGAAAGATTAAAGAAATGTGGCATTATGGCACGAACAGAAAATCAGCCGTCAAAAGTAGATTTTATTAACAATGTTGTTTTTCAGTTCCCACAGGATGATGAAATCGAGGTGTGAGTATGTCAGTTGAAGAAATCCGCAAATGTGATAGATGCGGAAAGCCTTTTGAGTACAGTTTGTCTAAATGGGCTGGATATTTTAAATATGGTATCAAAAAAGAAAATCGACTGTGCTTTCATTCAATGTTTTATGGTAATCCAGATGGCTATTCATATGTAGATTATAGATATGACCTTTGTGCTGATTGTACAGAAAAATTATTATTGTTTTTGCGAAGTAGTGAGTAAAGGAGAAGATGTAAATGTACTTAAAATGTTTAGGCTCATCGTCAGCCGGAAATTGCTATCTGCTAACTTCCAACAGTGGAGAAACACTTATCCTTGATTGTGGGATACCGATTAAGGAGATTAAAAAAGGCTTGAATTGGCACATAAGGGGGATAAAGGGTGTGATTATAAGTCACACCCACCTACCCTAGACCACAGCAAGTCATTAAACGATTTTAAATCAATGGGAATACCGATTTATGCACCATATATACAATACGCACAACACGAGGGCATACATCGTTATCACACGATACCATTTAGCAGCTTTAAAGTTAAGGCATTTGACCTAACAACAATAGATGGGAGCTGGACACACACAGACGCAAACGGCGAACCTTGCCCGATATATGGCTTTCTGATTACTCACAAGGAAATGGGAAGAATGCTTTATATAACCGATTGTGAACTAATCAAATGGAGATTTAAAGACATAAACCACATTCTCTTAGGTGTGAATTATGACAAGGATTTAATTGACAGGGATAATACAGGCAAAGCTAATCACGTTTTCAGAGGTCATTTATCCATTGACACGGCTTGCGATTTTGTTAAGGCAAATTATTCAGATAGTTTGCAGAACGTCATAATGTGCCATCTATCAAGTGAAAATGCTGATAGAGATAGTTTTATCGAGAAGATGAAAAAAGTTGCTTGTGGGGCGAATGTGGACGTTGCGGTAGCAGGGAAAAGTTGGGATTTGAAAAATCCTAGCGAATGTCCGTTTTAGAAAGGAGATTATATGGCTAAATATAAAGATATTTTGGGAAATGTAAGAGAGTATGAGGACAATACAATAACAATCAGCCTTGAAAGATACAATACTTTGATTATCAAAGAAGCTATTGCCGATTGTCTTGTAGAAGCCAAGACGAAAGAGAAAGAAGATAATTAAGAGGGAAAGGAGCAGTAATGGAGAAACTAACGATTGATGAGATAATTGAGCACTGCGACAGAAAAACAGGGATGTACGAAAAGGCTTGCGATATTAAGTATCTCGAAACAACTATGAATAATTCTACAAAGGAGTATTGGGAGCATAAACAAGTTGCTGAATATTTAAGAAAGTTCAAAGACTATGAGGACTTAGAAGAACAGGGCAGACTTGTAAAATTGCCTTGTAATAGAGGAGATAAAATTTACTTTATTAAATCTGCTTTTTCAATGGCACATTTCCCTATAGAAGCAAGGATAACAAGCATTTGTGGAATTGATTGTGACAGTGATGTAATGTATTCGTCAATTACGGAATATAACAAAATTGATAGAAGATTTAAAAGTTCTGATATAGGCAAAACAGTATTCCTCACAAAATCAGAAGCCGAAGCCAAACTGAAAGAATTGAGAGGTGGAGAATGAAAGTATTCAAATGGGATGATTACTATGATACAGAACATTGCCCTCATTGTGGCAGACTAAGGCTTATGATAGCCCGTACAGAATATGGAACTAAAAGAGTTTGCGAAAAGTGCGGATGGTGCGTTGAGGATAATAACTACTTTGTGGAAGATGAAACAATCGAGGAAGAGAGGTAAGGAAATGGGTAATAACTGTAATTGTAAACACAATCACAACTCTAATTCAGATGAGCCTTGTTGCAGATGTGATAGCAAACAGACCAATGCCGACAGGATAAGGAATATGCCGGATAAAGAGTTAGCAGAGTTTCTTATAACTTTTAAGAATACATTCGGCGAAGAATACGAGGGAGAAGCTAGTTGTATGGATTGGCTTCAATCAGAAGCAGAATAGGAGAGAATATGGCAAAAATATTCAGATTTAGCGGCTATTTAGTTTCCAATCGTGAAAATATTTCACTTGAGGATATATATGATGATATAAGCAATGTAGGATATGCCGAAAATTGGCAGCAGTTACATATCGAACAGTCGGAAGAATTTAATCTTGATGGCGAAGATAAGCCAAACTGCGACCTTGCGTTACTCACAAGGCACTTTAAGGCAGATAACATCAGTACAGAATTTGACAGACCTTTACCGCAGAAAGGCGAGAAATATAAGCATTTTAAGATTGGTAAGATTGTTACTATTATCGGTATTTCAAGGCATACCGAGACAGAAGAAATATCAGTTGTATATGAATATGAGGGGCATATCTGGAATAGACCTCTTGAGACGTTTATGAGCGAGGTTGATAAGGAAAAATACCCTAATGCAGAACAGAAATACAGATTTGAAAGGCTTAGTGATGTTTTGGTGCGAGAAAGAAAATAGGTGGTGCTCAGTTTGGAGTTGCGACGGAAAGGAATGCGAATTTGGCGAATTTTTAGCACTTGCAGTAGACAATGTGGAAGCAGAAGAAAGTGAGGGAAAATAATGAACAGAGTAATTTTATGTGGCAGACTGACTAGAGACCCAGAGATTAGATATTCACAGACAGTAAACGGAAGTATGGCAGTAGCAAGATACACATTAGCTGTTGACAGAGCTTTCAAGAAAGAGGGCGAACAGGCAGCAGACTTTATTTCCTGCGTAGCATTTGGCAAGAACGGAGAGTTTGCGGAGAAGTATCTTCATCAGGGAACTAAGATTATCGTTGAGGGCAGATGGCAGACAGGCAATTACACTAACAAGGACGGACAGAAAGTCTACACTAATGATTGTGTTGTTGAAAGACACGAATTTTGTGAAAGCCGTGCTAATCAGCAGAACAACAGTAACAATGGAATTATGGGCGGTAATGCTAGTTCAGACAGCTTTATGTCAATCCCAGATGGCGTAGCTGACGAGGGATTACCATTTAATTAAAGAGGTGTGAGTATGACAGAGAATGAAGCAATAGAAAAACTGAAAAATATGAGATTGTTTATGCAGATTGAGGACGAGAACAACGACTGCAAGTTTGTAGAAGATGATTATAAAGCTAACGAAATGGCAATACAGGCACTTGAAACAATCAAGAAGCTATCTGACCGCAAAATGACAGTAGAAGTCCTTGAAAACTATATGCAGTTTGAAGATGAATGTGTTAAGAAAAGCTTTACATTTAAGAGTGTGATTGAAGCTAGAGAAAAGCAGATACCAAGGAAGCCTATTTTAAAAAATGGAGAAACCGGGAGTTTTGTTGATTATGAGAATGGGCACGGAGAATATAGAGTAATAAAATGGCAAGATTGGGTATGCCCTATTTGCGGTTGGTTTGTCGGACAGAGATATAATCGGTCTCAAAACCATTCACACGACCAAAGGAAATGTAATTACTGCAATGAGTGCGGTCAAAAAATTGATTGGAGTGATAACGCTTGAATTATCAGAACATAGCAAGAGCTAAGGCAATAGAGAAAAGTAATAAGCAAAGGCTACTAAAGATAAATCCAAAACTTGATGATAAGAGTGGTATTTATTTTTTGACCAGAGTTGACGAGAACAATATTCCTTATTTTTACATCGGGCAAGCACTACACCTATCGCAGAGGATGTGTGGTCACCTTGTAGGGTATCAGCACATAGATTTATCAATCAAGAAAAGGGGATTTTATAGCAAAGATAATCCTTATGGTTGGAAACTAAACTTTATTCATTACCCAGAAAACGAACTTGATAAATGGGAGCAGTACTGGATATTAGAGTACACCAAAAAAGGCTATCAATGTAGATACAACAAGACAGCAGGCGGTCAGGGAGAGGGTAAGGAAAAGATAAATGAGTTTAAGCCCTCTAAAGGTTATCGTGACGGCATACAGCAAGGTAAAAAGGTGTTAGCAAGGGAATTATCCTCTATCGCTGAAAAGCACCTTATAATCCGCTTAAAGCCAGAAAAAGAGCACAACAAGGTATCGCAGAAGCAATACGAGAAGTTTATGAATTTATTGAAAGTGGGTGAAAACAATGCTAATTCCGAAAGTTAAAGCCAAAGAGTTTGAAAAATTCGGATTTAAGAAGTGCAAGGGCGAGTATGGCAAGAATGGTTGTTATTACCTTTGCGTTGCAAGGGGGTGCAAAATGCTTTTTGTCAGTGATGTGCGTTTTGATGTTAATAATTGGAAAGATAATGACTCAAGAATACACAAGGACGCAAATTGCCGATACAGAGACCGCAGGACATATCTTGATATTGTTTATGAACTAATCAAGGCAGATATGCTTGTAAGCGATTGTTTGAAAGTGGGTGATTCAGAGTGAATGATTGTAAAGGCTGTAGATACGAAAACAGCACAGATATAAATGTACATTTAGAATTTTGTACGAATTGCAAAAGAGCCTATTCCAATGAAGAAGATAGGGAATTTCACGAAGATAAGTATAGGACTATAGACTAAAAATCAAAGAAAGGAATAGGTTGTCGCGACATAAAACCGAGGTTTCCTTTTGGTAGATTTAGAATGTATAAAAAGAAGATTAAATGCGAGATATATCGTGATTCTATGCAGAATTACAAGAAATATGCAATACCCCCAGCACAGCTTATTATTGCTGATGTTCCTTACAATGTAGGAACTAACTTCTATGGAAGTAACCCTATGTGGTACAACGGTGGCGATAATAAGAACGGAGAGAGCAAACTTGCGAAGAAAGCAGCTTTCAATTCAGATTTTAACTTTAATTTGTATGAATACTTCCATTTTTGTTCAAAGATGTTGAAGAAAGAAGATACAAAACCTATCGCAAGGGGGAGAAGTAGTAATAGCCCTTGTATGATTGTATTTTGTTCATTTGAACAGTTGTCAACATTGATTGCCGCCGCAAAGAAACACGGATTTGTTAATTACATACCGCTTGTATTCTGTAAAAATTACAGTCCACAGGTGCTTAAAGCAAATATGCGTATCGTTGGTGCTACGGAATATGCACTTGTACTGTACCGAAATAAGTTGCCGAAATTCAGAAATGGTTTGCAGATTGATGAAAAAGGAAAGAATATCAGAGGTACAGGACATATGGTGTTTAATTGGTTCAACTGGGAGAAAGACGGAAAAGATGTACCCAAGATACATCCCGCACAAAAGCCTGTAGCAGTCCTTAAAAAACTGATTGAGATTTTTACAGACGAGGGAGATGTTGTTATTGACCCTTGTTGCGGTAGCGGTAGCACACTAAGAGCCGCCGCAGAACTTGGCAGAAGTGCATACGGATTCGAGATTGACAGAAACTTTTACGAGCGTGCCAAGAATGAAATGCTTGTATTTGAAAAGGATAATCAAATGGATATAAGCGATTTTATAGGAGATACAGTATGAAAGACGAAACAAAGCAGGAAATACAGATTTTACTTGACCTACTCAAAGGCAGTCTTACAAGAAATGGTGTAAGTATGGCAACAGACAATAGCGGCAACATGATGTTCTTTGATACATCTGCCTATGTTAGAAGTAAAGGTAAGGAATTTGACGGATTTAGAATTAACATCAACGATTTAGTGAAGTAACAATGTAGCAGAACTTGAAGAGGTAGACTATGAATAAAGGTTGGATAAAATTGCATAGGCAACTACTGGATTGTTGGATATGGCAAGCAAATGAACCATTTGACAAGCGTTCAGCTTGGGTTGATTTATTGCTTACCGCTAACCATTCAGATACAAAACTATTATTCAATGGAGAAATAATTACAATAACAAGGGGGCAGATTTTAACATCTGTCCGACAGTTATCGGTGAAATGGAATTGGAGTGTAAATAGAACATATCGTTTTTTAAAAATGCTAGAAAATGAAAATATGGTGCAAAAAGAAAGCAATGATAATAGAACACTTCTAACCATAGTAAATTATAGTGTTTTCCAGTTTTCAGAAAACAGTAATGGAAACACTGACGGACACACCAACGGAAACAGTAGTGGAAACACCGATAGAACACTTACGGAAACACCAACGGAAACAGTGACGGAACACATACAAGAATGTAAAGAATGTAATAATGACAGAGAATTAAAGAATGATAAGAATATAAAAGAAAAAGATATTACTAACGTAATATCCAAAAAGAAAAGTTATTACCCAGATGATGAATTACTTGATGAAGCATTTAACGAGTATGTGACAATGCGTAAGAGAATTAAAAAACCTATATGCACTGACAAGGCATTACACCGAGCTATGAACACTATCGAGAGGCTTTCAAAGGGTGATAACGATTTAGCTGTTAAAATTCTTAATCAGTCAGTAGACCATTGTTGGCAAGGGCTATTTGCACTAAAGGACAATGAGCCACATTCAGCTAACAAAGGCACCATTGATTGGGACAATGTGTAAAGGAGTGATAAAAATGGCAGAAAAAGAATGCAAGGGAGATATGAAACATAATCTTGCGGAAATGTATGCTAAAAATATGGTTGATTATGGAGTTGATGTAACTAAAGCATGGCAAACAGCAACACAACAATCATGTGCTTTAGAAAAAGCATATATCCGTGGTAGACAATACGAAGCAGATAGGCTTATCGAATTGAGAAAAGAATACAATGATGGTTGGATTCCTTGCAGTGAGAGGTTGCCGAAATTTGTATTCAGTGGAGATATGATACAGAAAATGCTTAAAGAAGAATATAACAAGGCCATTGATGATTTAATTGCAGAATGTGAAAATGCAAAATTCGCAGAAAGTAACGAGATTTCACTATCTGATGTTCACACAGGAGTAAATAGTGGACTAAGTATGGCTATACATTTTGCAGAACAGTTAAAGGCAGGTGGCGATTCTTGACAAGAGACGAGACAGTTAAAATCATTCGCATAATGTGTGATTGCTACCCTAACTACAAGCCTAACAACCTATCAGAGACGGTAGATGTGTGGAATATGATGTTGGAAAATTACAGTTATGAACAAGTGTCAGTCGCACTTAAAGCATACATCAACTCTGATATAAGCGGATTTGCTCCAAGCATAGGACAGTTGATAGGTAAAATACAGACAATATCGCAGCCGCAGGAACTTGACGGAATGACAGCTTGGGGGTTGGTCAGTAAAGCATTAAGGAACGGCACATATGGGGCGGTTGAAGAATTTAACAAGCTACCGCCACTTGTAAAACAGGCGGTTGGTATGCCAGACAACCTTAAAAACTGGGCGACATCAGATTATCAGACAATAGAAACAGTAATACAATCAAATTTTCTAAGAACTTACGAAACAGTTGTTAAGCGTGCGAATGAAATAAATCGTATGCCGGACAATATCAAATCACTTATCGAAAAGACGAATGCGAATTCGTATAAGGCTCAAATCGAGCAAAAATTCCAAAGAGATATAAATACATTACAAATTAAAGAAAATGCCCTTATCGGTCAAAATACAAGCACGGAAGAATATATTGAAGCACCCAAAGAGATACAAGATAGAATTGACAGAATGAGAGGTTGATTTTAGTGGAAACAACGCCAATTAGTCCACAAATGAGAATGTATTACAGGCGAAAAGAAGCCGGATTATGCGTAAATTGTGGAAAGCCACTTGATATTGCTGGGGTTAAATGTAGCAAATGCCGCGACAGAACAAACAAAGATAGGCGAGAACTTATTAGTTTGTATAAAAAAAATGGAATATGCCCTATATGCCGTAAAAACAATTTATTTGGCGACGAAAAAGAATGTATTGAATGTTCAGCCAAGAGATACGCAAAAAGAATGACATATTATAATTTGAATCCCGAAAAGTTTAAAGAAAAAGACAGAATCGAGCAGAAAAAAATACGTGAAAAAAGAGCCGCTAACGGTTTATGTGTATATTGTGGCAAAGTTAAAAGTGACGAGAATTTTAAAACATGTACCAAGTGCCGCAATAAGCAGAAAATCAAAAAAAGAATAAGGGATGCCAAGAAAAATTACAAACTTGATATTAAACGCGAATGGGTAATGAATGGCAAATGCTGGTTTTGCGGCGAGCCGGTTTATAATCATTCAAAATTATGTAAAGAGCATTACATTAAGTCTTTAGTTTATGCAAAGAAAAGCAAGGAAGCGAGGATAAAAAATGAGCAAGCCAGAACAGCGAAGATTTCAACAGCAAATGATGAGAGTTCAAGAAAATAAAATTAAAAACAGGCAACAAAAAGAAAATTTTACATCAGCTTTAATAATTTTTTGTTGGGTTTTGCATGACAAATTTGGATTTGGCGGCAAAAGATTAGAAAAACTTGTAGACGAGATACATGAGATTATAGAAGCATACAATGGTGGATATATAAATGCAAAAGATTTAATTGAACAGTTAGAAAAGGAAACAGGAATAAAATTTTAATAAGGAGTATGGCTTATGAAGTTTTCAGAACTTACTAAGCCGGAGCTTGATGAAATAATTGAAAATGCCAATTTTACAGAAGAAGAATTAAGAATATTTAAGTTGCTTGTAGGTAACATGAGCCTAGAACAAATTAGCCAAAGACTTATGTTATCTAAAGCAACAGTTTCAAGGAGAGTTAAAGATATAAAAATCAAAATAGAAAGGGCTGACGAAATGGTTAAAACAATTCCCATATGGGAGAAAGTCACATTAACAGTTGAAGAAGCGTCTGAATATAGCAATATCGGGATTAATAGAATCAGCAATATGCTTAATGAAATTAGCTGTCCGTTTGTTCTAAAGGTGGGAAATAAGCGGCTTGTTAAGCGTAAAGAATTTGAGAAATATATAGAAAAAAGCAGGGAAATATAGAGATATATTGAAATATAAGCTATTGTGTAGTAATATTAATTATCACGCAATAGCTCTTTATTTATTGAAAGGAGAGCTAAAGAAAATGGGAAAGGATTTAAAAGGCAAAGAGTTAGGAAATGGAATCTGTCAACGAAAGAACGGAAAATATTGCGGTCGTTATGTTGATAGATTCGGCCAGAGAAAAAGCATTTATGACGATAAACTGTCAGAATTAAGAAAGAAACTTGCAATTGCAATAGCTGATAGTCAGTCATTTACAAGTGTAAGAGATAGCATCAAGTTGGACGATTGGTTTAAGCGGTGGGTGGATGTATACAAAAAGAAAAGTGTACGCCCCAATACACTTAGGGAATACACTCACATATACACTAAGAATATATCACCTTTTTTTGGAAATCGCAACATAAATTCCTTTGTTAAGTCGGATATTCAACAATTAATTGATATTGCTGACGATAAGGGCTATGGATATGAACGGCAAAGTAAAATTAAAGTTATATTATCAGACATGTTTTCAAGAGCGATGGAAGATGAACTTATGCCCAGAAATCCAGCAAAAGGAGTTAGATTAAGGGCAAAAAAGGAAGTTTTCGCTAAAGCATTGACAGTTGATGAGCAAGAAGCGTTTTTTGAATGTTGTGCCGGCACATTTTACGACAATCTATTCAATATCGCTGTAAATACAGGCTTGCGACCGGGAGAACTGTTTGCCTTAACTGAAAATGATATTGATTTTGAAAATGGGCTGATAAATGTATCCAAGACGCTTGTATATCAAAAATACCTTGATGATGAACGCAAGGAATTCCATTTAGAAGAGCCTAAAACAGAACAAAGTAACAGAAAAGTGCCTATGAACAGCTTATGCAGAAAGTATCTTGAAAGGCAGATAAGGCAGAAACATGTTATCGAAAGTAAACAACCTAAAGAGCAGAACGACTATTTATTTACAACAAAATTTAATACACCACTCAATTCAGTTTTATACAGTGCGGCGATTGATTCTGTTGTAGATACAATAAATCTTGTCCGTTCTGTTGATGAAGAAATGGAATATTTCAGCGGACATACCTTGAGACATACATTTGCGACAAGATGTTTTGAAGCAGGTGTTCAACCGAAAGTTGTTCAATCATATTTAGGTCATGCAACATTACAAATGACAATGGATTTATACACACATGTTATGCCACAGAAAGCAAGTGACGACATTGAAAGAATTGTTAAAAGCAAAAATAAAATTGTTGATTTTGTGAAAAACGTGGTGTAAACGTGGTGTAAATATACGCCACATTCTAATTAAAAACCCAGTGTTTATGCTATTTAGGAGATTAAAAATGTATAATATTTTAGAAACTTATTATGTTTATCAGATAACTCCGTATATTCTTGA